CCTGAGATGGCGGCAATCTTGATGATCTTGTAGAACTTCCGACTACGTCGCATTTCAAGGCGTTCAATGTGACCGTGCAGATCATTAGTGACCCAACGAGTGGCCACGATGATAACAACCGCACCAGGCTCCAGACGTGTTCGAGCAACCGTAGCATACCAAGTCTTGAGACTCTCCAGATAGTTATGGTTCAGAGCTTCCTTAGGTTCCTTGATATAGTCGTCAATAATGAGCACATCAGCACCACGTCCTGTAATGGTTCCTCTCAAACCGACCGCCTTTAGTCCACCTCCCTGCATAGTTACAAAATTCGCGGCGCGATCAACATCTCGTCGGATTCGTACTGAAAGCTTGGACTGGTTAGCTTTTATGATGTCTTTCACTTCACGAGTAAAGTCAGTGGAGAGGTCCTCGCCGTAAGTACACACCACGACGTTTTTCTCTGGGAAGTTCTCTAATGTCCACAGGGGAGTAGCAACTGTAATCAGCTTTGACTTCCCATGGCGAGGAGGCGCCGATACAAGCAAGCCCCCACCACCCCTCGAAACGACGCTGGCAATCTCCGCACCTAAGTATTGAAGGAAGGGCGCTGGAGTCCACCATTCACAAAGCTCCGACATAAGAGTGGCAGGGGTTAACTTGTAATTACCAATGAGCTGGGCAATCTGTGCAGAAGACAGACTGTTATCTTGATCCCCTGCGGAATGACCTGCTGCGGCTCGCGATATAAAGTCTGAGGTAGTCATTAACGATGTCCTTGGAAAGTGGTAAGTGGCTTAAGGCTTAAGCATCGTGCTCTATGACTCTGGTTCCGTTCCCAGAGGTAGAGGTAGAGGAACTCCCAACCTTCTCTGCTCCATCTCCGTTTGTGGATGAAAAGCCTTCAGACCCACGCCGCACTTGAAGGATGAGAGCTTGGGCTTGCAGAGCAAAGCTGGGGTCTGACATGAGAGCCCGCAGGTTATTGTCAATTCCGTTTGAGCTTGTTCCTTGCGCAATGTTCTTGGTAACGTCTCGCATGAGGTCAGCCCCAGAAGCCCCAGCCATAGCATCAGACAGGGGATTCGCCTTACCACCATTTTGAGTTTCCCCCATAGAGACACGTTGGATGTTAACCAAGAGACGTAAGGTCTCAATGGATTCCTTGGCAGACATGCCAGACCAGAAGTCCTCACCAGCCTCTTCAATCTTCTGTGCAAGACCTTCTAGCAGGCTCTTGGAAAGTAGGAAGTGCTTGTCCTCTGTCCTCTTAACTCTGATTTCCCGCTTTTTACGGTCAGCAACCACTTGAAAGAGATCATAGGCCTTGGCCCTACTTGACCAATAGAACTCTTGTGCATATTCAGACACAGTCTCTAGGGCTATTTTGTTCTCCATAGCCAGTAGCTGGATCTGTCGGATGCCTACTTCTTCTGCTTGTTCAAGGAACCGTTGGAAAAGAAGATATGCTGGCCAAGGTTCATGAGGCAATTGGTTCCAGAAGATGGATGTTTTGTTAGGCCCGAAGGTAGGATAGCCATCTTCATAGTATAAGGAGACCGTAGCATTGTCCGCATCTTCCTGTGTCAGCATGTTCAATGCATGTGGAAGGAAGTCACTACGATAAAAGAAGGTAGGCAGCTGATATTCGTTCTGTGGAATCTGTCTCGATAAGAAACCTACAGCAACCGCCTTTGTGGCCCCTTCCGGCAATATGATTCGCTGGTAGCCTAGAGTCGTGTCTTGAAGTTGCTTCCGATGAATGTCATCAACTTGTTCTTGGGTAAGTTCAGTAGCTGAGACCTCGCCAAGGCCATCATCATACGGATCTACTCCGCCTGGTTGGAACGAAGCGTCCGCATCATCTGGCATCCCTTTGTGCACTGACATGGAATGACCTTCTCGCCTTCTCGGTTAGTGGTTAAGACACATGCCATCTATGTAGCACATGTCCCTCGCCTTCTCGTGAGTATTGAAGTGGTCGTATGGTTATTGTAAGATGTTTATTTTGGTCAAGCAATATTGACCTTTAACCTTTAAAGAAAGGAAAAGGAATTAAAAGGAATTAAAAGGAAAGGAATTAAAGAAAAAGAAAAGAACTATAGTAATAGCAATAGTTATAGTATAGTATAAGTTTTTAAAAAGGAATTTTATTTTTATTTGTACCCACCCTATGCCTCCAGCATCAGATTCCTGAATATTTTTTGGTAGAATTTTTGACCGCTAGGCCTCAAGTAAAACTTAAATATAGATTCCGTTAGTTTAAATATAGGAGATTAAGCTTTAAATATAGTTGAATATAGAAAAATATAAAATTAAGTATAGTTAAATAACAAAACTCGATAAAAGGAAACACCACAATATATAATATATTTATCGGAAAGGAGTAAGTGAATTAACACTTACAGACCGATAGAAAAAGGAATATGAATATGTCTGGTAAGATTGAAGCTGCTACACTGTCAGCAAACGAAGACGTGACGACTGTTCTGAATATGAACGTATCGAAATCTCAAAAGATTCGTACGTTGTTTGCAGCAGGACATTCAAAATCTGCTATTGCACACCTTCTTAACATTCGTTACCAACATGTACGTAACGTACTTCTTCAACCTGTAAAGTCTGCAATCTGACACAAAACACAAAATGAGTAGGGGTCGAAAGACCTCTACTCACATTACTCAAAAGGACCAAGTCTATGAATAGACCATACTTGTCTGACCGCTTCTACCTCCTGGCTTTTGTCGTACTACTGGGTGCTATAGGACTGGAACTATATAACGGCCTTATATAGCCCGCCATACATAGAAGGTCGAAACGCCGGGAGGCGTCCAGTCGTGATGCGACTGCTGATGAGACCAACAACCCAACCCAACAAAAGGACTTGCATAATGAACGCTTCCCGTCGTTCCGTCATCCTCGCAGAGGGGGTCCTTCTATATGCCCGTCATATGGACTGTCCTCCGGCTACTAGTCCTTACACAGCCAAGTGGGCGGAATGGTCCAAGGCTAACGGTACCTATATGACAGAGGCGGTTATTAAGGCGCAGACGTCTTTATTTGATGCCGCTCTATATGTCGGCAGTAAGGCAGGCTACTCAAACTAGTCAGACAAAAGAAGGCAATAGCAAGGCGGGGTCTGACAAGCCTCGCCAAGCTCTAGCCTGCCGTCTGTCTATCACTTTCCTGCCGGGTTAGGGACCAGGTCCGACACGGTCCAAACATCTAGTTAATGTACGGTCCAGACAACAGGTTGGCACAGGGCCTGAAGGGCAACAAGAGGTCGCGAGGTCCGTCAAGTCAAACAAGTCAAACAAGTCAAACAAGTCAAGTCAAACTAGCCCGCGGTCTGTCTATAAAGGTCAAACATGGTTTTTTGGTCATTTTGATTTCTATGGTACACGCTGACTATGTCTCCCTCGTGGGCACGGTACTTTGTAACGCGGTACTTTAAAGATTACACGGTACTTTAAGGTCTCACACAGTCACATAGACTCAGACATAGACACTGTAGTATATACTACCTACTACACACTACATACTACAGTGTCTTCATTAACCACATCCGCCGTATCAGCCGTATTCAACTACCTCTTCCTTAAGGGCAATAAATTCATTGGCCGTCATGAACTGTACGACCTTAATCGCTAGATCCTCTACCGAGTTCCCTTCGATCAGGTAATTAAGGATCGTGCGCATTGACTCAGGCAGTTCGTCATAGTCTGTCATGTGTGTATCAGTCCAAGACTGTTCGAAGCCCTCATCCTTTACACGGTTATCGGCCATTTCGTTACGAACTGTCAGTGTTGTGGTCATCTTGGTCATCTTAGTTCTCCTGTCAAAATCATCTTATACCTTATATTATAATATTACCCAGATAGTCCTCAAGGTCAAAAATATAACCCCCTCCTAATTAAATAGGAGAGGGCTATTAGGCTATTAGGCAGACAGACAGACAGACAATGACAGCGACAACTTAGTCTAGTCTTTAGACGATGCAGACTGTACCAGCACATTCCGTACTTGTTGGTACTTCACTTCCTTACCGTAAATGACTGAGAGGAACTTGGCAATTGGACTGTTCTTATAGCCCTTACTGTGCAAGTACCGAATTTGTGCACTCTTGTTAGTGCCGAACTGTGTAATCGCCTGCGTCTCATCTGTGATGTCTGAGGTGTTCTCGACTGCAACAGTCACTGCAGCACCAGTCTCAGTAGGTGTGAGCAGCTCAAGCGCCATATTGTCTTCTGGCTTAACCTTTTCAGACACCAGAGCGACCGAAACTTGTTTTGCAACATTACGACGTGCCATGATATTCTCTACCTTCTCAAGAGTGAACTGTGAAATCGAACCATTCGATTACCTCACTCACTCAATATAATCAATATAAAGCATCCTCTTCTTAAATAACGGGCAAAAAGGCGACTACTGCCTCTTTTTAAAAGATGCCATAGTGCTTAAAAGACATCTAGATTTTGCCTCAGGAATCATATATAATAAATATAGTGAGAAAAAGAAGTAGAAATTGAATGGCACATAGAGCACACGTTCATCATGCGAAACATCAGCATCTTTCTCTGGCAATTATTAAAGGTGCTGTAATTGGTGTGCTGTTTGGCTTGCTGATGGTGCCAATGGTGTTAGGGATTTGTTCAGCTGCGCGACATAACATAATAGCGCATACTCTAATTTGGTCTCTCACACATCCATTACAGATTGAGAACAAATACTGATTCCAAAGTTAGGTCAAAATCAAACAAGCTTCAAGGTTCTGTCTGCCAGACAGATAACTAGCCCTACCACACCTGAACCAATGACCGTTTAATTACGGGGGCTGTGGTAGGGCAATCTTTTTGCGTCATGGCCGTCCAACAATTAGTCAGCTAGTTAACTAGTCAGCTAATCATCACCATCTAAGGTACGCCAAGCTTCATCTTCTCTACGTACCTTACTAGCTGCCTTCATGCGATCCTTACGTTGCTCCATCAAGGAAGCATCTAGGGCACCATCTATGGCAGCTCTTACCATTTCCTCATCCTGTGGTAATTCAAGCCCCTTCTTAAGCTCTATCCAGCGAGGTGGTAGATCTTCACGGGCATTTCTTTTAGGTATGGTAGTAATAATGTTACGGACCATCTGATATTTAATACCTAGACCATCAGATATTTCCTTTACGGTATAACCTAGCTCACCTAACCACCTTATTAGGGCTGATTTAGTAGCACAAGTTGGTAATTGGATGTCTCCAAGTAAAGGTAGGTGCTTTAAGGTTAGAGTGCCACTCTGGGCATCAAACACCTTCACTGTTCTTACAACTTCAGCCTCTGCCTCAGCCGCTTCAACTTCACCTTCGCCTTCAATAGTCATGCCAGTCGCCTCTTCTAACATGGTCAACAACACCAACTAAGTGCACATTGCATTAGCTGTACGATCAATTACTACACCTACGGCAATGTCTTTTACCTGCCATAAGAGCCTAATCTCTTCGGCATTTACATTTGCCGCTGTTAAGCGATCTGCACGGAGATATTTATAGTCAGGATTAGCTGCTATAAGGTCCTCAGCAAACAACTTCAAGATGTCTTTAGCCCAAGAGGTTACTCCTGTATTTCTTTTAGGAGCATGCAAGCCTCTTTGCCTAATACGTTCACCATCAATGAACAATACTGCCTGTGCCATACTATCACTTTCCCTGGCTTAAGCCTAATTTAGTCTTTGAAGATGTTGGCCGCAGTAAAGTTTCTAGGTCGAAGAGGCTCATTAATTCCTAACCTATTAGGATTACGCGCCCAATCAAAATATACTGCATGGGCTTGAGCATCTTCACCAGCTTTACCAGAGAGCAACAGAGCCAATCGGCCTTCATCTACTACTCCTACCCAATCTTTAGGCTTATCTTCTAAACCAAGATAACCTACCAGCTGGTCAGACAACCATTCTGTAAATCCTGGCTTAAGCTTTAACTTCCAAGAACCTTTCTGACAATAAATCTGGCCAAATGGTACTAATTTAGGATCAGGCTCTACAATCTTATTGCCTTCTTCATCTCTAATCTGTACACCATTTCTGGTTAGGGGAGCATATTTAGACTGAATAACATCTTCGGTCAAATTACCTTTAGCAATCTGCTTCCTCCTATTATGGTAATCCAGAGCATGAGACTCAGATCTAATAACTACATGGATAAAGCCTGAGATGCCAATAGAATCAAATGCCCTATTGAATCGGTACTCAAAGACATTCTCATTGGCATCTTTGCCCTTCTGAGCTCCATTACCTCCATTTACCGCATAGATAAGGCCTGGCAGCTCTTCATCATTACGGTCTACAAAGGTTACTTCATGAGCTCTAATGGCTGCCATAGCAGCATTTACTTTATGATTCGCCAAAGCTTGAACAGCTGCACGAAGCCATCCTGCCATATTATTAGTCTGATAAGGCCAATATACTTTAGCAATGGGAACCATGTCAGCACGTTTACCGTTCAGGTAAAGCAAGGCATTAGCTGTCAACACTTTACCTCTAATTACCTTTTCCCCACATATATCATGGGCATAAATTACATCCGGTTTCTTATATGCCACAACCTACTCCTTTCCACCTAACTTCTCAATCACTAATTTACCTAGTCTTTATTATATTACCCTTTAAAAAGGAATTCAATGGTCAAAATTGGAAACTTTGAAACGAGTTAAATGTATAATAAAAGTCCTTTTAGGACAAAAATGTTGATTTATATAGGGTTTTTCAAACTATAAGTAAAGCGCTTTCATATTGCGCTATATATAGAAATAAAACAAATTCCTACACAAATAGATACTACCGATATATACCCTATTTAGATTCCCCCGGAATATATAAATCCACAAAGAAATTTCTGAGACTTTGTTTTCAAGAATTAAAGATATATAATAAAAAACCTCTTTAAATTCAATAAGATCCCTCAAAAAGGACTTTTATGATACAGTTTACAAATTAACAAGTTACAAACTGTTAATGACCAAAGGTTTTGACCAATAACCAAACTAAACCAATCAAAAATAAAGACCAACTTAGCATAACCAAGTTGGCCTCTAAGATTTAGTGGGTGAGGTACCTATTAAGCAGGTTTAAACAAGAACCACAAAGCAGTGCCAGCAACAACTGCAATGATGCCTAGAAGGATATAGAATTGTGCACTTGCCTTCTTTGCTTCTGCCTTAGTGTAGAAGGGATCTTGCATAATCTCTTGTGCCTTCAACAAGTCATCATTAAAGATCACGTTATTCGTGTTAGTTGATGCAGGCTCAAGGGTTACAATGTCGCCCACTTCTAGCTTAGCACCAGCTACTTTAGCTTGCCTAGCAACTTTGGGCTTGCTTACCGCTTTTGGTTTGGCTGGAGGTTGAGGCGTGGCAACTTCAGAAGACACGGTGATGGTAACTTTAACGTCTGTAGGCGTTTTTCTAACTTCGTCAGCCTTAGGCTTAAGTGTCTTCTTGTTAGCCACAGAAATGGCCTCAGCTAGGTCTGTTGGAGCAGCCTTAGGCTTTGTCTTAGGCTTTGGTGTCAAGTCTGTTGCTTGGGCCTTTTGCGCTTTTTGCGCTTTTTGGTTTTCTTCTGCGTGTTCCTTAGCTTGTTGGGCTAGGGGCTTTTTGACTGTAGTTGGTGCTTTAGTTTGTGCTTTAGTGGTAGGTGGCTTAGCCATGTTTCATTTCTCCAAGGATGTCAATTACGCCGTTTAAAGGAATTCCTTCATTGTCTTCTGGACAATAAAGAATGTCGTTGTCATAATCGTAAAAACTACCCCAAAGTGTGAGGTTCTGTGCTTTTGCAAATGCAAAGGCCTTTTCGATGAGCTGCTTGTGCTTGCAATAAGGAGTCCTACGACTCCCTTGGCAATTACACATGCCTTTGCCTTCAGAGGTTATTGTGTAAACCTCGTCAGGCTCTTTATGATCACTCCATTTAGCAAGTTCTATGCTACGGAAGCGATTCAACCTAAAACTGTAAAGGGGTACATTGCTCATCATAGTTATAGTATAAAGAAGAATTTGAGAGTCTTCAAGTGTGCTTTAATTACCACTCACTACTCACTACTCACTACTCAATATAATATAATCACCTAAATCTTTTGCATAACCCATAACAACCGAGAGAGCGAGAAGGTCCTTCAACAGACTAAAGTGCATAAAAGCCCAAAAAGAGACTCTTGATGACCTTTAAGTTATACTATAAGATTATTGGTAATGAAATGGATTAATGAAATGGATAAGGATAAGGATAGCAAAATGGCGGATGGAGTGGTTACGAGAGAACAGATTGAGTCCATTAAGATGTGTGGACATGATATTGTGTTTCTCCGTGAATATGCTAATAAGTGTCGTAATCTGACTCCTGAAGAGGAAGTTGCACTTAATAAACAAGTTAAGGCTTTCATGAAGCCAGAGGAACATGAGAAGTTTATTCATTACCGACAAGCCATTACACAACTCAACATTATGATCATTGAAGCCGTGTTGAAGGAATATAAACAAGAGCCTTTTCCTATGGAAGTTCTTATTGCTGGTATATATTCCTCACTAAATGCAGTTTTGATGTCTTGTCGCACAATTGATGCCCTAACTGGACATTCAAAGCAATTTGAAGTATATGGTTCAGAACTGATGAAATCAGCTATGCCAGTCTTTATGTATGATATCCTTTTTAAACAAGCCCTAGCAGAAGGTTTTAGAGGTGATCCAGACTCGGCTCCCGAGAATTGATTGCACTACCACCGCACCCACCCAGTAAGCAAGCGAAGGATGCCAGACATGGCGAACGCAAATTCAAAGAAGCAGACGAAGACTAAGACGCAAGAACGTAAAGAACAGGATTATATGGAAGCAGTTAAGAATTTGCTTCCATGGTCTGGAGCTACTTTGCCTAATATGGCTAATTACACACCCTCCCGCCTAGTTGATGAAGTGGGTGTAATGAAGGAGCTTGAGAAAGACCTTAAGAAGGTAATTGGAGTTATGAACACAATCATTGACTCTAAGCTTGCTCCTGGTGAAAAAGAGGCTCGTGGTGAAAATTACACCATGAAAATCTCTACCGTAGAGCAAATGCGTCTTGACACGGATTTGGCGCGTAAGATGTTGCTCGAACTTGGAGGGCAAGAAGCACTAGATGCTTGTACGAAGCCCTTGATTATGGATCAACATCGCTATTCAGAAAATTAGATGAGACATAACATGGCAAAGGTAACTTCAAACACAGACAAAGCTTCTGCAGGTGTTGTGCTGGTTGTAGCTCTTGTGGTCATTGTGATAGTGATGACTTTTGTTATCCTATCTACACCTATAGAGCTTCTTAATCCTCATAAGTCTGACTATCAACGTGGTTGGGATGCAGCAGCATTAGCATATCGTGGTGATTATGCACGAGGTGTTACTGATGGGCAACACAAAGCTCTAGTAGCACATTGTACAGGATCTTTGGAGGCTCCCAGTGAGTAACGCAGTACTGATTGCAGAGGTCCAAGAGTGGTTTCTAATGCATGATTGGCCTGAGGGAAATGTGGCGCTAAAAAAGGAATATCGTAAAGGCCGCCACCACATTTATAATCTCACTATTGCCCTCACAGCCTCAGATGCCGAGAACGCGAGGCTGCGGGAAGTGCTGAAGGAAACGCTAGAGATGGCCGAGCTTTATGTTCCCGTCCCGCTCAAAGCGCCCGGCTTTAAACGCGCACGCCAAGCTCTTGAAGGAGACCAGTTGTGAAGCTGCACCACACACGCGATGAATGGGCCAAATGGCTGAGAACGAAAGACGCATCGTTAAGCTCGTTTGAAAGCCAAGCTGTCGAAGACCTCGCCACATTGTTTGCAGAAAACACCCGGCTGCGGGAACTTCTCCGATCAGCAGAAGGCATTTTCAACAATTGCAACGTCACGACCGGATATTGCATGTGCGGCGATATCGAGGACGGACACGTCTCAATGTTCTGCGGACACTCGTTTGTGGACGCCGGGGCATATCATTCTTCCCAATGGCTGAATGAGACACGCCAAGCCCTTATAGGAGGCCAGTGATGACAATTGTAGATAGAGTAACCCTACGACTTGTGTTGGGCGGTGTTTATTTAATTTTGGCAGCACTGATTAATGCTAGGCCAAAATTAATTGGTCGTCCAAATATGTCTCCTGACGAGCACAATTGGTTGCAGGGTGCAGGCAATCACTTAGTACAAATTATGGCACCAACTACTGAAGCAAAGTCAGACGCAGAAACAGAAGGACTAAATTAATGGCCATTACTACAGTAACTAAAATTGAATGTGACCGCTGTGATACTATTCGGTTTGTTGAAGGTGGCGCAGAAGATGTAGAAGAACTGGAAGGCTGGGTATATTATAAGCTAGAACAAGCAAATCATTTCAAAGAAATGAAGTTCCTTGTGTGCGCAACTTGTGCCGCTTCTATACATCGTGCCACGTGGAATTATTCAAGTAAAGGTATGCCAGAATGGGTTGATTCCGAACCTAAGTTTGAACCTAAGTTTGAGCCTAAGTTTGAATCTGAGCCTGTGAAGCACCCAGAGCTAGTAATAGATTCTACTTCTACCATCTTTGAGGAAAAGGAGGCACCAACTGATGGCGATAGTTCATACGACAACTTGCCTTTCTGACATAGAACCTTCGGAAGGGGCTAAGGTCTTTAAGTTTGTAGACCAAGTAGTGAAAAGGTATCTTAATGAGGTCACCATATTTGACGTCTTAGGACCTAAGGCTACAGCTGAGTTGGAGTGGATTAGGCGTGAAGCATTGTATGAAGTAAAAGTCCATATGCCTCAATTGTCTAATGCCAGGATTGGATACTACTTTAATAGACGAGCACCTTCTACGATCTCACGACTACTAAAGCACTACCACCAAATTAACATCCCAATGGAAAGGTTACTACGATGACTAAAATGACCACAATACAGGAAACAGAATTTGATGATGCAGATCTCAAAGACATTGAGAAGCAGAAAGAGGCTATGCGTCAGATTATAGAAGAACAACAGCGTAAGAAAACAGTTTACTGGATCATAGCAGGCATTCTCATCTTTATAAGCCTATGCATAACCTTTAAGGTGCAGAATGATTCTCTCAACCAGTACAATCAAGAGATGCGACGTATCTACCCACAATAGTGTGCTGGTATGCTGGTATGCTTTTACTGAACTAATTGGTCACGAACAAGAGCAGATCTTGATGACCAATTAGTTCTAGTATATTATAGTATCTGGCGATTATGCTCTAGCTCTAGCTCTTAGGCTTTATAAAGGTGACTACAATGGCGGGACTTGGCGGCGAACAAGATAAGCTGTATAATACAAACTTGTCTAAGATGGAACATGAAATTCTGACAGCTTCTAAAAAGGCTGTAGAAACTGGTGAAGCTGTTGAACCTGTTCCATTCTTGAATAATCTCCCACCCGAGAAGGATGAGGAAGAAGACAATAGCGACACTATTGAAGTACAAGTCGGCAATAAGATGGTTAGGGTTTCAGCTAATGCCATCAAGAAGGGTCTGACTCAAGCTGATGAAACATATGCATGGGTTGTAAGTAAGCTTATGCGTCACTTTGATCAGACACCCTACTTGACTAGAGGTCAAATTCAGATGGCTCTCGGCCCTGCAATGCCTCCTCGTATTTGGGGTGAACCGTTGCGTAGGCTTGTTATTGAGGGTAAGCTCTGTATGCAAGAAGTGCAAGCGGCTTATCGCATTAAGATTGTTTACCATAAGCCTGAATATCCTTGGCCTCCACTGTCTATTAAAGACATTGAGGACGTTAAGACTACTTCTTATGCTCAAGGTCGTGAAGCTGCTTTCTCTGAACATGCGGCTTTAACTGCTGTGCCTAGTGTTGATTAGCGCTAAATACTAATCCTAAGTAAAATGCAATCGACGCGACATAGCACAGCAGGCGTAATATGGCAGAAGAAGTTACGTCACTCTACCCAGAACGTATGTCTGAAGATCTTAGGGCCAGTGGCCTTAGTCCTACAGATATCAGGGCTAAGACGTTAACACCGACAGAGAAGCAAGCCACTGGCGCACCAATTGGAGGCGACGGATATGTCATTCCCTATTTTGGAATTGATGGCAAACCGATTCCGTTCTACCGAGTCAAAATCTATGATGCTGAGATCAAATACCGACAACTTGCCGACTCCCAGAATCATATATACTACCCTCCACGATTTTCAGCTCTCCTCATGGAAAAGGGTGACGATCTTAGATACATCATTGTCACCGAAGGTGAAAAGAAAGCTGCTGCTGCAGTTAAGGCTGGTTTCCCTGCTGTTGCCGTTACTGGCGTTGACTCATGGAAGTCTCGCACGCTCCTACTCCCGAAAGATTCATCTCTTGCAACAAAGCCTAATGGACAAATCACCATCAAACTCCCAGCAGGTGTCCCTGTAAAAGATGGAGATGATACTTTAGCTGTTGGTCTGCAGGACTTGATAAATCTTATTGTTAAGCGTGACATACCTTTAATAATGATTTATGACACGGATGAGGCAAACGGTTGGAAATTCGAAGTACAAAGAGCAGCAGCCACGTTTGGCTTTGAGCTTAGACACCGTGGAGTTCCTCTTAGATCCATTAGGCATGCAGTTCTTAAAAATGGGAACTCTAAAACTAAGATTGGACTCGACGACGTTTTGCTTGGGGGAGTAGGAAAAGAATATTTGCACAATCTCATTGAAGAGACGTTGGCTCTCAATACAGCCTTTCCCACACATCCAAATATTCGGGCTTATCTCAATAAGAAGCTCCAACGAGCCCAAATGCAAAGATCAGAACAGATGGGTGTGGCTATGGCTATTCTCACGGATCTTGATTCCAAGGGACAACGATTACGATCACCGGATGAAGAGGCTCTGTATTACTTTTCTAAAGGTGACAAGACACTTACAAAAGTTACCTTCAGTTTCCAGCCTGAACACGGAGAGAGCCCTTTTGGACGCTATCTTTATAAGAACTATAGTGTGGGCTTCTCTGACAACAAAATAATGGGATGGTTGGCAACTCAATTTTCAGGAGAGGAACCTATCATGAATGTGTACCCAGAAAAAGTATTGACTTGGCGCGGTGATACGCTATACTACCATATTAATGCTGGTACTATGGCTAAGATCACTAAAGATGGAATTACACTACTGGACAATGGATCTGATAATGTGCTCTTTGAGGCGGATCTTGTAGAAGATATTCCTACTAAGGAAATGAAGAGTGCACTCTTTTATGCCAACAGTGAAGGTGTTTCACCCAACTGGTGGTATGAAGTGTTGCAAGAGGCACGTATTAAGGACTCAGAAGATGATAAGCAAAGGCGACTCTTATCTCTACTTTATTATGTGTCCCCCTTATTCTACAGATGGCGTGGTACTCAGTTGCCTGTGGAAATTACAACCGGAGAACCTGGCTCAGGCAAAAGCACTCTCTATGCACTGCGTCTCAACATCCTTACAGGCCGTGTACAACTTCGTAATGCCCCAAATGACCTTAAGGATTGGAACGCTTCTCTTGCGTCCTCCGGAGCTATGCATGTTACGGACAACGTGCAGCTTACAAATAATGACTTACGTCAGCGGTTGTCAGATGAGATATGCCGACTGGTCACAGAGGCATCCCCATCCATTGAACAACGGAAGCTCTTCACAGACACCACTATTGTTAAAATTCCTGTTCGCTGTGTTTTTGCCATTACCGCAGTTAAACAGCCTTTCACGAATATCGACATTATCCAGAGAAGCATTATCACAGAACTGGATAAAGGAGTCTCTGTCGATCTTAGGTATGATGCCGACTGGGAAAAGCACCAACTGGAGAACAAAGGTGGACGCGCTGCATGGCTTGCTCACCAGTTAGTCTTTGCACATAAGATGTTGAAGATCATTAATGTTCATTGGCGTGATCGTTTTCAAGCAGGTTATCGCCTGATAAACGTTGAACAGCTATTGATGATGGCCGCAAACGTTGTAGGCTGGGATAGCTCTTGGGTTCCTGAATATTTGGAAGGCTCTCGCGATTCCAAACTAGGAGAGAACGATTGGGCTCTTGAGGGTTTGATAGCTTGGTCAACAGAAGTTAGGCGAGGTAATAGTTCTTTAGAAGGAACTGGTTTCTCACCTGAGGACATTATAAGTTGGATTGAAGGTCAGCCGCAGTTTGCTGGTTGTACAGTATTGCAGAACTCAAGAAGCCTGATTCGCTATGTACAGACTAATAAGCATAGTGTAGCAATGCTGTCAAACATTCTATATGAGACTCATCCTAAACATGGTGGGTATTTTAGAATTAGAGAACCACAAAATAAAGGCCAAGAACCTAGACTGCTATAGTTTGGTTGCGACCAAATAATAATGCGAGCGACCATCATTTAGCCTATTGAGGTTCATTCAGTAAGCAGCTAATCTAAGAATGTTGATGAGGAGTGATGTGCTCCCATAGCTTAAACCCAAGTAAGGCGAAATAAAATGGCACGTAATCAAGAACAATCGGCGGCTGTCACTGAAACTGAAGTTGTTGCAGCTGCTTCTACTACTGAAGGCGAAACTGCTGTGGCGGAAAAGGCGAGCCGTCCGAAGATCGTCCTGACTCTCGATGAAGAAGCTGCCAAGGATTTTGGTGGTGATGTTGGCCAGCAAGTTGCTCGTAAGGATTATATTCTGAAGCGCTTTGCTGAAAAGGGTGCTGCACGTGGCGCCATTGCGAAGGAACTGACGCGTCTGGAAGGTCGTAATGTTCCTTATCAGATCGTCTTCCAAGCCACTAAGGGCGTTGCTCAACCTAAGGTTGAAGCTGCTCCTGAAGCCACTACGGCTGCGGAAGCCTCTGCTTCCTAATATAAGTCAAAAGTAGCTCAGGGTCAAAAGCTCTGGGCTACTTTTATGTTTCCCAAGGGCCAAGGGCATTGGCTCACTCCGTTAATTCGTTAACATGAAAGGCGAGTACAATGTCAAATCAAGCAGTTGCCCTTTTTGATGATGTCATTACGGGCATTGATACGGCTAAGACTGAAGTAGCTAAGGTTCTTCATCTTCTGCCGGAAGATTCTCAAGCAGCCATTACCGCAGCTCTGGGCCAAGCTGCTAATAACGTTGTGCAAGCTGCTACGGCTGCAGCCACTCAAGTGACTTCTCCTACCACTGCTCCTACTGCAGTTGTTAGCTCTGTAGCTACCGCTGTGCTTGGTTCTACTAAGGATGCACTGGGTAATGTGATTTATACGGCCGAACATGCTCTGGCTAATGATCTTCAAACGGCACTGGATAACTACATTCTGGCCAATGGTGGTCTTTTTGGTCCTGAAATTGAGACCGTTGTCAACAATGGTATTAATTATGGGAAGACTGTCATCTCTTCGTATGTGACTGGAATCCTTAAGGGCAAAGCGGCTCAATCGACACTGGGTCTCGGTGTTGTTGCTATTAACAATATTGGTGGCAAGATTGCAGCCAACTAATTTATACACAATTGGTTAGGTCTATGGGTTGAGCAGATGTGGTATTTAGTATAGTCCTGGTATATTAAGTAGCACGTCAAGGTTCCTTATAGACCGCCCCTGAGACCTATGGTAGAGATTCGCCTCCTCTTCCAGAAAGTCTCAGGGGTTTTATTTTGCAATGAGGGTTCAACATGTCCATGACGATCACAACAGACAGAGACGAAACAGTGGCGTATGAAGTCAAAATACTTAAGCCTAATCAAAAATTCTGGGCAATGCTTCATGCATATAGAAAGCAGGCAAAGCTAGAACATTTAGATACTTACAAGACTACCAATATTTTAGGTCTTGATCCTGGAGAGACTACAGGTACTTGTGTTTGGGATTGGGTAAATGGAGTTTTCTGTCTGCTCCAATTAAAAACGTCAACCGTAGAAGATGGTTTTCGTGAAATATCTGGAGTGCGTAAAGCATTAGTAGGACCTGATAGTATCTGTGTCTGTGAGGATTATAAAGTTTATGCCTGGAAGTCTGATACACATAAATGGGCAGGGCTTCACACCCCACAACTAATTGGGGCTATTAAAGTTTTGTGCTTGCAGACTCAAACACCGCTTTATTTTCAGATGGCTCAAGAAGCTAAGTCTTGGGCTACTGATGATCAACTTAAGTCCTGGAATCTATATGATCCGGGACAGCGTCATGCTAGAGATGCTACCCGTCATATCATACGTCACATGTTCTTCAATAAGGAAATACAGGAACGTCCTCATTGGATAGACTAAATAGCTAAGCTATAGCTAAGCTATAGCCAATACAACCAAAATTAAATAATAAATAGACTCTTGTGACCAAATTGAAAATCAGCTATAATAAAGGCTGATTCAGATTTGATTGCAGGAGTTTTTTATGATCAAAGCATGCACACAAGACTTGACGAAAGGTTGGATCTATGATGAAGATCATGGTATCTCACCAGAAGATGCTCAAGAACATTGTGTGAGACATGAAGATTGGCAAGTGATCAGGCTCAGCATGAAAGGTAAGTTTACTTATCAGAAACTGCAGATCTTGTTTAACTGGCGTGAAACGAATGCTATGGCTAATGATGGTGTTGTACCTTTGACTACACGTTTGCAGATATGTAACTATTTAGGTGCATTGCGGCGTGGTGGGCAACTCGACATGAATAACATGATTGCAAAGGTTAGGTAAGGTAAATAAAATGGACAATGAAGAAGCAGAAGCAGAACCAGAAGTTAAGATTGAAATTGAACGGGGCATACCTCTCAAGCCTCGTATGGGTAATTCTGTGGCCGTAGAAGCCATACGTAAATTGCATATGGAAGGTGAGGTAGATGATTCTATCTTTATTCCTATGCCTATTACGACAAATTATGTGAACACTATGTGTACCAACATTGGTGGTTCTGGATGGTTTGCACAACGTAAGCAGAAGAGTGTAGAAGGTAAGGATGAAGGTATTAGGGTCTGGAAGATCCTTGATACGCGTTTGTCCATTCTATAGGGAGAAACCAAAATGTCAAATAAATTGTTTAAGCCACCTAGTCTATTAGCTAGCAAACCTAAGGTACATAAAGTACCAAAGGTAAAAGGCTTTAGTCCTGCAGCACAAGAAATGCTGGATGATGGCATTTTAGAATATAAGAATGGTGCTGTAAGGCCTCGCAACCATAAGATCGAACAAAGTCCTGAAGCTAAGGATGCTCGGGAATTTCGGCTGCGAAAAGTGGTCGATGATAAGACTGGCAAAGATATGGTTCATTTGGTTGACAAGTCTGGTATGTGGGAAACACATCTAGAGATGACTGACTTTTGGCAGGAATTTCTGGGTGATCGTGGTCAAGCATATGTTCTTGGCATACCATTAGTAGGCGAAGAAGCATCTCTTGGCATTCTTAAAGTTCTTGACAATAGGGTGTGGTGATGCCAACTTGTATGCAAACATGGTATGCAGTATGTCATCTACCTACTGGAAGATTGTTACCCGTCTTTCGTAATGGTAATCGTAGGGGTGGAACTCACGTAGAGTTGGATGATAACCAACCACCTAGACTTTTTAGCTCTGCGAAGGCAGCTAAGGACGCATTGCGTTGGTGGCTTGGAGGTAAGTATAATGTCTCGTATTCTTATTCTTCTGATTGGGAAAACGAAGCTTATCCTATTGAGAAGATTATTCCTATACCAGAACGCACAGCTATTGCAGATGAAATGCAGATTGTTCAGGTTAACATTTCAGTGAGGTTACCAAAATGACACTTCAAGATACTGATTACCGAAACATTGACGGTAGACGAGCAGGAACTATCCATCGCACAGAACAACATGCAGCTGGAACACTATGTCCTATAATTGTTGGAAGAGTACCTGCATCACCTGTGTCTTTACCTGGCTGTATGGGTAGTGCATGTTGTGGATGGGCTTGGGCAGAACCTGCAGAAGAAGAATTTAAGTTGAACGTAATATCAGACATGAACGGTACATATACAGTACCTCAACCTTACAGTTGGCAGAATATGCTATTCAAAGAACAATATAAGGAATTTACTTTTCATTCTGTGAAATATATGCCTAATGGAACGGCACAATATTTGCTGTTTAAGAAGGTTTATGGCAATGCACGTCTAGGCTATTGTCAATATTTGAATGGTCGTGTCTCTGAGGTTCAAGTGGATATTAATCCCTAAAGCACACTTGAAAAGACCTCAAGAATGTAGTATAATAAATCATAAGTTGGAGATGGATGCATGGCTGGACTGCCTTCTAAGCCTAAGACTAAAGCTAAAGCGAAGAAACCGCCTGGAAGGCCTGCATCTGTCGATCTATATCCTGGTAAGAAGTTTGGTGATCTTACAATTGTCAGGAAAGTACATACAAAAGAGGGATTGCGTTATGACGCAAAATGTGTCTGCGGAAAAGTCATTAGGACTAAGACACAATATCTCACCAGAAAGAGTGGTCCACAAACCCATTGTGGTTGTAGAACCTACGAAGGTGCCAATCCATTTCCTTATGAAAAGATATGCTGGAGTTCAATGCACCTACGTTGCACTTATGAAAAACATGTTAGTTATGCAGCATACGGTGGTAGGGGCATTACAATCTGTCCAGAGTGGCACAGAGATAATCCTAATGGCTTCCAAAATTACCTCAGAGATATGGGTCCAGCCCCTACCAAGAAGCACACCATGGATAGAATTGATCCTGACGGCAATTATGAAATCAGTAATTGTAGGTGGGCGACAAAAACAGAACAAGCACGAAATCAACGACGCTTTGCAGGCAAGACTTGGGAGCACAAGGACAAAGCTGAAAAGGCCAAAAAGGTCAAAAAGAAATAAGATAAAGACGGGTTTCGTTTGCGAAATTGGGCAAGAGAGTAACGCCCTGCCGGCCAACTAATTTTTGGTAGGATTTTTTGACGCGGAATTTTTGAACCTCAGGAGTTTAAAATGACAACTAAAAGTCAGATCAGGGCTATTGAGAAACTAGTCACGGCGTTTGCAGAGATTGCAGGAGAATATGCCTTTAAAGGTGCAGCACCTCCTGAATGTCACAAGGAAATAGATGAAGCCTATAATAAGGCTAGTGATAAAATGGTGTACTATATTAGTGCACTGTATGACAGGATTGAAGAAGCACAAAGAAAGCTAGAGGCAGGAAGGTAGCAAATGGCGAACGAAATACCTACACAAGTTAGGCCAATGTTGGCTGCAAAGTTTGATCCTGAGATCACCAAGAAGCACATTGCAACAGATGGCTTCTTGTATTGCCAACCTAAAATTGATGGCATGAGAATCTTGTTTGATGAAGGTATTGCACGATCTAGGGCTTGGAAGCCTTGGACTAATAAATACCTACAAATGTTTGCTGCTGACTTTAAGGATGTTCTACAAGGTTGGGATTGTGAAGGTCTTCCAGGATTGCATTGGGGTGATTCAGTTGATCCTAATGTCTTCAGAACAGCAATGTCCGAATTGCGTTCAATGGATGGTACTAAGAAGTTCACACTCTACTTGTTTGATAATTTTGACCTTACTTATAGGACTGAATCGTATCAAGAACGGTTTAAAAGCTGTAAGGTTGATTTGGGTACACTCTCTAACGGAGAGGATCATCTGCAAATCAGGTCTTATGATGGTCAAGGCATGAAGTATGATGTCCTAGTAAAGCTTTGCCCAAATTATTTGGTTTCAAACCTTGAGCAGATAAGTGCTTTGGAGGCAGAGTTTCTGGCCAACGGTTTTGAAGGTGCAATGCTTAAGAGGTGTAATGCTCGTTATAAGTATAACAGGGCTACAACTTTAGGCGGTGAACTAACCAAGATCAAGCAAATGGAAGATGACGAAGCTGTTATTATAGGTTATGAAGTGGCCTATGAGAATCAGAATGAAGCTGAAGCCAATGAATTGGGTCTTACTTCTAGATCATCTCACCTGGCCAATTTGGTTGAAAAAGATTATTTAGGGTCGCTTTCAGTAAGCCTATTGAAAGACCCTAATATCTGCTTTAAAATTGGAGTAATGAGGGGTGTTTCTATTGAGCAACGTAAGAAGCTCTGGGCACACAGAGATGAGTTGCTGCATAAGGTAGTGACTTTTAAACATCAAGGTTATGGCGGTGGTTATGATAAACCAAGAACACCAGTCTTCCTCTCTTTCAGAGACCCTTGTGACCTTATGTAATACTCAAGAGTGTCCTGCCAAGACATCTTGTGCAAGATTTTATGATCCTCTGCGTAAAGAGCATAAAGACTTGGATCTGTCAAGCTTTGAATTGCGGAAGTGGGATTGGATAGTAGAAGATTGCTTTGTTCTGCGTATACAATTACAAGGAACTATGGACAATCAAAGGCATTATGCCAAAACAACTAAGAATCATAGACGTAAGAAAGGAGAATGGGCGTGACGGTACTAGCTGCACAGTCTATTACCCAGCTAGTGCTGGAACATAAGTTAAGAATCGAACCTTATATAGGAATGTCTAAGCAGACTATGGGCATGTCTTATGGACTATCTGCAGCTGGTTATGATCTTCGTGTGGGAAAGATTGATAGGTTTCTTGCTTCAAAGCAAGGACCTAAAACAAATGCTCCTAGTTATCTAGTACGCCCCGGAGAATTTATATTGCTGTCCTCATATGAACGCGTGCAACTACCAGACAATCTGATTGCTTTTGTGCATGACAAGAGTACCCTTGCTCGAAAAGGTTTAGCTCTCCAAAATACAGTGATTGAGCCTGGTTGGGGAGGATTTATTACTCTTGAACTGAGTAATCATTCTAATGAAGCCTATTTAATCAAAGTAGGACAACCAATTGCACAACTTGTCTTCCACCAACTGGATCAGCCAACTGAAATTCCCTACACGGGAAAATATCAGAATCAAGGCTCTGAACCGACTCCAGCTATCTTTATACCAGATGGCCTTGATCTCCCACCAAACGACTAACTTGTCTGAAAAGGCTGGAGAGAACAATGCACAAGGAAGCTGTAGGGAAGCCTACCGGAGAGCGTCACAAAGTCCTCAAAAGAGCAGAACGTCGATCAACACCTGAGGATTATGATATTGTAAAGAGCCTATACTTTGAAACTACACACTCTTTAACAGACATTGCCTTGAAATTAGGGCTCACCCGAAATCAAGTAGCATCTATTATCTATAATCGTGGTGCAGAAGATGGGCCTAAACGCGAGATAGGTAAAGGCGATTGGGATTCTCAATTGCGTGAACCTTGGTCAGAATATCATGCACGTAAGAAAGCTGAACGTGCAGCAGCCTTAACAAAAGACAGAAAGTGAGGTGACTTATGAAACCGGATACAATACTTGATACTTTGTTTCCTGTGTTGCTGGCTTACATGATAACGACATTGACAGCAATTATAGGAGCTGTAACATGGTTTGCCTTCAAAGTTCCAAATGATTGGTCATGGGCAATTTTGCTACCTATATTTTTGGGTGCTTTACTTTTCACAGTCTGTGTATGGTGCGAAATATACCTACAAATTAAGACTAGGATTAAAGCACATATAGAGACAAAACAGCTTCAAAAGTAGAGGGCCAAAAATAAAGAGCTTCACTCCATTTTTGACTCTTGAGTCTTTCTATGGAATGATTTATTATTAATTATAGTGAGAAAAGGAGGCGAACATGCAACTCACGGAAAAAGACATTGAGGAATTGTTGGAGGACACCAAGTTTGGTGCAAAGCTCCAAAAGCAAGAACTTGTGGCTGTCAAAGTAGTTTTTAACGTTGACAGGAATTCAGCCAAGTCTTTTGAAAAGACTTGGGGTTATAAAGGTGATCCTGGTAAACAATACACCTACAAAGGTTATGCAGATCTAAAGCTTCAAGCAGGTGACTATGCTGTTGTTGATTCACCTACCCATGGGCTTACGGTTGTAACTGTAGTTGAAGTAACTCCGTGGGAAGGTGGGCATTCAGGCTATAAGCTAATCTACGGTCGTGTTGATCGTGGAGGCTATGAAGAGCTTGCTAGGAAGGCTATTCGACGTAAGGAGATCCTGCAAACATTGTCACGTAAAACTGCTAATGCACTGAGACTAAAAACCTTTGAGGAACTGCTTGGAACTGATAAAGAAGCAGCAGCTCTCATCAGGGAACTGAAGTCTATCTAACTACCACACCATACCATACCACACCAATTTTGGTCTTTTGGTCTTTTGGTCTTAAGCTTTTAGGGAGCAAGACGAGTCATGCAATGGAATGCAATCAGTAAGCGGATTCCCGATTACAGTGCTTATGCACGAGACAACTTCTTTTTGAAGGATCTAAGTGGCGTACGTGTCAGAATGATGCAGACATGCCTATATCCTCTCAAGAACCACAATTCAGTACATTCGCCTAATGTGATTGAGGCCAAACAATACTGGCAAAGCCTCATCTCTGTTTATGCAGCACGTATTGGTGCAGAAGAGTCACAAGTGATCCATGCAATGTTTCTCACCACACAAGGTGATGCATTGACGTATCTGAAAGAAGCCGTTGAAAAGAATCTGTCCAAACATACCTTGACGACGTATGAACCACAAACCACAAAAGATGGTATTGTGATTAAGATTCCTCGTTACAGGTATGAAGGCCTTTCACTTATCTGCCTCTGGAATGCAAAGTCTCCAGATCAGGTTAAGATTGAAGACATTTCACCAGCCATTGCACAAGAATGGGTACGTTGTCAAAGCATTATGACGCGACATGAAATGGAAGCTGAAGGCTCTAAGGTCAAACGAGATGATCGAGAGCAAAAGGTTAAGGATGCCACTAAGAAGGTATTTTCAACTGTGACTTCCAAGAAGAATGCCATGAAAGGTGTTCAAGTCATCAATGCTAAGCAAGTGGCGAAGCAAAGTGTGGAGGCATAAACTTATGGAACAAGAGGCGTTAGATGTTCTTCAAGCGGCGCTCATCCTCTACTCCACGTTCGATTGGACGAATGGAGAAGCTGCAGAGGCTCGTAATGATGCCGGAGCTCCCGTGGGTGCTCTTGCTCGCAATGTGTGCAGTCTTACTCTTCTTGGAGTATGCAAACGTGCTGCGCATCATCTAGGCCTAAAAATGGGTGCTTGGGTGTTGCCATATACATGGCTTAAACTTGAAGCTGCTCAAAAATATGGGTTTCCAGATCTCTACAGTTACAATAATCAACCTGGTGCATCTAAAGAACTGGCTACCAAGTTGCTTTATGAAACCGTAGCACGTCTGCAAATTAGGTTGGCTGCCTAGACTATATTGCTTTACTGCAGTTAGTTGGTAGCAGACAGCTCCTCCGGTGGCCTGACGAACATCGGAGGAGCCTTTACCTTTATAGGAAATGGAAATGGAGTAAACTAATGCCTGATTTACCTCCACCTAATCTAAAGATGGATCTGCGAAACATTCCACCAATGTCAATGCCTGAAATAAGTCCTAAACCTGGAGATGTATATACTAAGGCAGGTGGACCTGCAGGTTTTTGGTGGATTATTGCTGTGGTACCTTCAATGTGTATTGCTATTGCTTTTGACATTGAGGGAAAACCTACAGGATGTCAAAACTATAGTAAGCGGTATTTTAATGAAAGAGACAGTCGGCGTATAGGTTTTATGGCTATTCCTAAACTTGAACCTATCTGGTATTAGATATGGACTTTTCTGCAGCTGTAAAATCTAAAGACATAAGGCAGCCTTTTGAAGCTCCGTATTGGCAAGGTTGGGATCACCAACTAGTTGCTAGGTATGAAGCTAAGAAGGCTAAACGCTTTATTCTGTCAATGGATAAAGGAACAGGAAAGACTTCTACAGTATTATCCATATTTGAAGATCCAGAAGTCCATCAAAACAAACCAGGTTTTACAGTCTTAATTTTTACACCTGAAAAGGGAATGGCAGGTTATGAAAGAGACATTCTTAAGTTTCCTGATGCCCAAGACAAAGTCGCTCTTATCTATGGTTCCAAAGCAGAACGTATTAAGCGCTGGAAGGCTGCAGGAGCCAACTCACGGATACGCTATATTGTTCTCACCTACGCCTCTTTCCTTTCTGATGCTGGTGTCAGAGGTTCAGAAGAAGGGGGCTTATCGTCGGCTGTACTACCGCTTTGGGTTATGGACGGATCCGTGGATGCCGTTGTATGCGATGAATTTCATAGGGTCTTTCGTAACCACTCCTCCAAGATTTTTAAGCTGTTTGCNAAGGTCTTNAGAAGAACTGAATACTTTATTCCAATGTCCGGATCTGCAGTCGATAAGGGTCCGCAAGANCTTTGGGCAGCGTTACATCTGGTTGACCAAAAATTCTTCTCCTCATACTGGAAGTATGTTGGGGCATACTGTGAACTCGAAGANAATGGCTTTGGAAAGTCTATTCTTGGTCCTAGAAATGAAGAAGCCTGGCGGCGTGTAGTTCGTCCGTATGTTTTCCATTGTACAGCGGATATGATCAATGACATGCCTCCACTAGTTAGAGACACCTTAGATGTAGATCTCCCACCCTGGCAAAAGAAGTTAGAGGATGATTTACGTAATCAGATGTTTGCTGAACTGATAGGTCAAGATGAAGAAGGTCTTGAGACTACCGAATATATTTTTGCCCAAAACACAATGGTCAAAACTTTTAAGGCACGTTTGGCTTTGATATGCCCTAAAGTGTTAAATCCTCAATTAGATTATGGTCAAGGAATAGAAGATGTCTATCAAGATGCCTTTGATGGAGGACTTTCAAGATATGCAATCTTCACACCCTTTAAGGCTCCAATCCCTTACCTCAAAGACTACCTTAGTAGTAAAGGATGTAGGGTCTGGGTTTTACAAGGTGGTATCGGTAAAACAGAACAAGATAGAAGACTCTACGAGTGGCGACAATCATTGTCTACAGCCCACCCTGACAGCCCCTCAATAATACTGGGGACGATTAAGTACGCGGAGTCTTGGGAAATACCTGAAGCACGTCATGCTTATATGTTGGGATATGAGTTTAGTCGGGAAGATAATAAACAGGCAGAAAGTAGACTACGACGTCTTATTTCTGAAGGAACTAGTTACATTCACTATGTCAAGGCAAAGAAGACTTACGACGAAGAGTTGTTGGCCAGGCTCATAGAGCATAAAGACAATTATGATCGTCTCTTTAGGTCTTGGGGTGAATTTGTTCGAATCATGTCAGGCAATAACTACGGTAACAATTATAACTAGAACCAAGAACCGGCACTAAATGCCCTAAATATAATTGTTGTGGGCTTTTAAATCTTGTAGTATTATAAACAAATCAGTTGTAGTTCTGTTGACTAAGACAACGAACACACTGTAGAGGCGGAAACATTACATGGCTAGTCTAAACCTAACCACCCTAAAGGATGGGCGTAAAGCCATCATCATTAGAACGTCGGATCGTATTGCTTTTAAGTCCTGCCGTCGTAAATGGGGTTGGTCTTCTCATTTGAAGTTCAATCTGGGACCTAAGCAACTTTCTGCACCTCTATGGTTTGGTTCAGCTATTCACTATGCACTAGAAGACTTCCATGGTTATAATGTTTTTGGTCGTCCTGCAGATGCTTTCAGGGCATATTGTTTAGCTACAGCCAAGAACTTTAAGCGTGATCTACCTCATGATGCCGCAGACCATTATAAGCTTGGTCAGGCCATGATGAATTATTACCAAGATATGTGGTTGGAGGGATATCCTCGTAAGGCTGATGAAACCTATTGGTGTCCTCCTCCTAACAATCCTGATGGAGCACCTGAGCCACAAGTGGAGGTGAACTTTGAAATTGAAGTTCCTGTCCATCGTGAGCCTCTATTGGCTGAATATGCTAAGGCTCTCGGTGCTGATGTTGTACTTTATCGCGGCACTATTGATAGAATCTCAATTGACGAATGGGGCCAATTGTGGGTCGTGGAATATAAGACTGCTAAGATTGCCCAAAATACCCATTATCAAACTGATCCCCAAGTCACCACATATGTTTGGGCTTGTTCCCAGATTTATGATCGTCCGGTGGCAGGAGTTATTTACCAGCAGTTTGTTAAGAAGTTCCCAGAACAGCCGAAGTTGTTGGCCACAGGAAAAATATCTACGGCTCAGAACTTGGTGACTTCATATCCGCTGTATAAGAGTGCTCTAGAGTCCTTATATGGTGACGTGATGAAGTCTCCTAGCTTGAACCAGGCATTTATGAATCGCCTTATAGCTTCCGAAACAGACCACAAGGATCGTTATATTATCAGGGAACCAATATTTAGGAACTCTGAACAATGTATGAACGAATCTTGGAAGATTATGATGGAGCTGGAAGACATGCTCAATCCTAATCTGCCTCTATATCCTAATCCTACACGTGATTGTTCAAGGATGTGTTCATTCCTTACACCATGTGTGAACCTTGATGATGGTTCTGATTGGGAATTGTTGCTGGAGAAGTCATATGCCTCCAGAGATCAAGATCAAGAACGGTATTGGCGCAGAAGGTTGCCTAGCCCTGCCGAACTTAAAGCCATAACAGATAAAGGTGAAGAACCTGATCTGCACGATCTGCAAATACAGTCTGCGGAAGAATTCCAACTTGCACAGATTGCAGCAGGGGACTATGAATTGTCAGAGTTTGAAATGAAGGCCGATTCTCCTTTTGAGGGAATGAATGCAAAAGGGTCCTTCAACATGAATGCTATTGACACTAATATGTAGTCTCAACTTTAACCAGCCAAGCACATGCAAAGGCAAGCTCAATGGCTTTAGCACCTTCAAATCAAGGCCCTGCACCTACTGGTGGTGGTGCACAACGTACTCCGGTAGGTAATGCTCCTCAAGCATCTCCAGGAGCTTTTCGTTTCCACTCACTGGTATCTGAATCACGGAATCGTTATCTCAAAGCACTTGTCTATGGTGGTCCTGGTATTGGGAAAACCACTTTTGCTGGTTCTGCCACCAATGATGAGAGAATGAAAGACGTACTGCTCATCACTGCAGAAGGTGGTGACATCGTTTTTGAGAACAATGATAACGTAGATGATCCTGCAAATATTGACGTCCTGAAGTTGAACCGTATTGAACAACTTCAAAAGACGTTTGAATTCTTGCAGTTCCATGTTCGTGCACGTGATGCAGATAACACTGCTGAACTTGAAAAACTTCAACGTATGGTCTTTGGGCTAGCTCCCACTGATCCAATTGATCGGTTGCGGAAGTATCGTACTGTCATTCTAGATTCCCTCACTGACATTGAAGCACTGAATATGAATAAGGTGCTTGGTATGGGTGATGGTTTTGAGGTTGGTGATGATTTCTCAGCTCCAGGTTTTGCTGAGTTCCGCAAGAACAATAATACGATTCAGGCTGTTGTGCGTAGCTTCCGTAACCTAGATGTCAACCTGATTGTCATCTGTGGACAGAAGTATAATCAAGACGAACTGAAGCGTTATCACTATACGCCCTGGCTCACAGGCCAGTTGGCAACCCAGATACAATCCTTCGTTGACCTTGTTGGATATTTTGTGATCAGTTCTGCTGATCCCACCCAACCTGATCTTCGACGGATGTATGTTCAGCCTCAATCTGGTGTCCGCTTTGATGCCAAGTGTCGGGCTGCAGGAGTTAAGCAACAATTCTTTGACAATCCTACAATGGTAACTGTCATGGATGCGTTCAAGCTTCTGAAATAGACGTAGGCGTTAGTCCTAACAACTCTAACAAACAGTAATTAGTAGCACCTTATATTCATTTACCCTGCTACCGTGCAATCATGCACACCGCTGATGGGCAGCAACACCTAACCCAAACCGAGAATAAGAGAGAATATATCATGGCTAAGCAAACCGCCGCTGAAGAAACTCAAGGCATTGAATACGAAGCCGCCGATGGCTTTTCGTTTAACATGTCTGAAGAGAAGGCTTCTAGTGGCTTTCCTCTGATTCCGAACGGTAATCATTCTGCCGTAATTGAAGCTCTGGAGTACAAGATTAGCCAGAATTCGGGTAATCCGATGTGGTCAATCAAGTGGGCTTTTGAAGAGCCTGAACTGGCCTCCAAGAATCGCAAGATCAACTCCTTCGTGGTGTTCTCGCCTGAACAGCGGGGCCGTGCGAAGATGTTCCTCAAGCGTGTTGCTCCTGAACTTTCGGAGCTGGAAGACTTCAATCCGAAGAAGGTGGCTGATGAAGCCCTCCTCGTTGGTAAGCGTGCGACCCTGAAGATCAATACTCAGAAGGGTCAAGATGGCGAAGACCGCAGTAATGTGGCCGACGTTCTGGCAGCTAGCGCTGGTGGCACCAGTGGCTCGTTCAGCCTCTAGTCTGTCTAACCCTGAGCAGATTGCCCTTATAGCAAGTAAGCTCACTTCAAAGGGATTCATAAGTATACCTGAAGCAGCAAAGATTGTAGGGCTTCATCCTGTCACGCTAAGGAAATATATTAGCACTGGCAAGTTGAATACCATTCGAGTAGGAGCACGTAAAATGCTTACACTACAAGAACTACATCGTTTCTTGGATCATGGTGATCTTGTGAATCCCTACGAAGGGGTAGTTTCAGACACCGACATAGATGAGGAGGAGTAGGGGAAACCCTACTTCTCTTTTTCTTTGCTTCCCACATCCCACATCTCACACCCAACCGAGGTAATAGCAAATGTCCACACCTACACCTACACCCACACGTATACATGCAGTCTTTACCCTTCTTTCGGGTGGAGCTGATTCATCTACCACTCTTGCAGTAGCGCGGCATGATTTCCCTGATGATCCTATTTATGCTTGGTCCATGAATTATGGCCAGAGACATGCTAAGGAAATGGAATGTGCTAAAAAGATTGCCCAACATTTTGGGGCTCATCATTTTATCCAACCATTGCATGGTTTGATGACTGGTATGCTAGTAGATAAGGGTGATGATAACGAGGTTATTCCTAATGCATCTTATGCTGACCTCCCAGAAGGTATCTCTCCTACTTACGTTTCTTTCCGTAACGGCCTTATGCTTAGTGTTCTGGCTGCCAAAGCCCAAGCCTTTGTTATGGCCACAGAAGCTGCAGATCCCGACATTGAAGCCTCTGCGACACTCTATTGTGGAGTACATGCGGATGATGGTGCCAACTGGGCCTATCCCGATTGCACTCCGGAATTTATTGGAGCTATGTCTGGTGCTATTCTTGTTGGAACATATAACAAAGTGCGCCTTCGTGCTCCTTTGCAATATATGTCCAAAGCTGATGTTATTCGTGAGGGCGTTCGCTTTGATGTGCCTTTTGAAGATACATGGTCTTGTTATGTAGGCGGCGAAAAGCATTGTGGTGTATGCCCAACTTGCAGGAGCCGTAAAGAAGCCTTTGAACTGAATGGTCTTCTAGACCCAACTGCGTATGAGGCTTGATCATGCCTGTAAAAATTGAGGACTTTGATATTAAGGTAGCCTCACCTGGAATGTCATATGGTTCTACTAAGACCTATGACTTCAATACTGGCTTCTCTTGCTGCTTCCGTCAATGGCGTGCACAATCTCATTGTCACTTTCTTCACGGTTATGCACTCAAATTCCATTTTGAGTTTCGTACTGTGCAACTGGACGATAAGAATTGGGCAGTAGATTTTGGATCGCTGAAGCCTCTTAAGGGTTGGCTCGAATCTATGTTTGACCACACTACTCTTGTGGCTGCGGATGATCCTCTAATCTCTACCTTCCGTGAATTGAATACAGCCAAGCTTATTGATATGCGGATTGTAGAAGCTACAGGTTGTGAAGCAACTGCACGCTTGGTCTTTGAATACACAGAACAATGGTTGAAGGATGCAGGATATGGTCACATCGAACTCTATAGAGTCTCAGTCCACGAGCACGCAGGTAATTCAGCAAGTTACGGAACAAGTTTCTGACCTTTTGCAACAAGAAGTTCTTGCACAAGTTCAAGACAAGACAAAGAAAGTACCTGTAATTGAAATCTTCGGCCCTACTATTCAGGGTGAAGGTGAGATGATTGGTACTAAGACTTTGTTTCTCCGTATGGGTGGTTGTGACTATAGATGTATAAAGTGTGACTCGCTTCATGCAGTTATGCCTATAGCGGTCAAAGCTAACTCAACCATGATGACCCAACATGAAATTGCACAAGAGCTTATTACCCTCTCAACAAAAACTGGTACTGAGTGGGTAACTATATCTGGTGGCAATCCTGTGATGTGGGATTTGTATGGACTAGTAATGGACCTGCATAGCGTAGGAATAAAAATTGCAGTAGAGACTCAAGGTAGTATTTTTAGGCCTTGGGTAGCTGAAGTTGATGTGCTTACCATTTCTCCTAAAGGTCCTGGAATGGTAGGATATAAAGATACAGAAGACCAGTTCGTCAGTTTTGTTGAGCAAGTACTTTCAACTGACGAAGGTAGTGTTTGTATACCTAACCTGTGTGTTAAGATTGTGGCCTTCGATCAACAGGACTTTGAATACATTGTGGGCATTGATACCTTGATAAACCACAATGAGTGGAATGATATCTTTACGAAGTATATCAGCCTAGGAAATGCTAGACCACCCACCCTACAAGGTGTTACGTTGCAAACTGAAGCGTACGGTCTGGTAAGTGATTTGTTGGCAGACTATCGTAATCTGCTTGAGGACTATTTTCTGGATCGGCGATTGAAGGAATGGAGGTTTACTCCTCAACTTCATTGTTTGGTCTGGGGAAATAAGGCAGGTGTTTAATGGCCTTCTGGGTATTACGCAATAACAATACCATAATAAGGATGCCAGAACAAGCTCTAAGGTTTGCAACTGGTGTTATTGAAGCCGCACCTGACACTGAAGAAGGTTTGAAGCTTCTTCAGGAAACAAGGACGAAAATGCTACAACAGCAAAAGATGGCAGCACAGAAAGGGATCACCAATGGCGCATTTCGCACCAGTAGCTCCAGTCCAGATATTACAAAGCCTCGTAGATAAGTGGAGCTATAATGGTCGTCCCTCTTTTGGTGCGTATCATTTGTTCCTTGCACACCACACCATTGAACGTAAGGAAGAGTTCCAAGAACTTATACGATCCTATTACAAGCCACGTATGGGTTTTTATGCTCATCCTATGACTATTATAATGGATAACTCCATTGTAGAACTTGGGGGCAGTGTACCAGTTGCCATCATGGAAGAAGCAGTGCTGACTCTAAAGAATGCAACTGAACTTCGCATGAACATTGTTGCAGTGTTGCCAGATGTTATGGGTGATGGAGTTGATACACGTGCAGTAGCTTCTGAAGCCTATGATGAATGGAATACGACTTTACACCAACATGCTAATTTGATGCTTGTAACTCAAGGATCTAATTGGGATGATTTCTGTGCCACGGTAGATTACTTTCTGATTCAGCATAGAGAACGGTATAAAGATATCAATTGGGTGGGGATCCCCCGTTACCTGATTAAGACTGTTGGAAGTCGTAGGGATGCGATTGCATATGTACGTGCTATTGCACCTAGTATCAAGATACATCTTTTAGGGTTCTCAGATGATATCTTTGACGATATCCAATGTGCTAGGATGGGTGGGGTTACTGGTATCGACTCAGCAGTTCCTGTTCGAGCTACATCAATCATTACGCCTGCCTCTACACCAAAAGAAATAGGGCAGCGTCAACCTGATTGGTTCGAAAAGGGTACGCTTAATTATTCATACGCACTGCAGAATATCTACAATACCCGCATGTGGGTTGGTGATTGAGCCAGTAACCAGTAACTAAGATAGGTGGAATTAAAATGTCACTGCGTGATGTTGAAGTTGTAGGTGGTGAAGCTGGTGCACTTGGAGTTAATAAATTGCTCCACATGGCGCCTGTTCCAGCATGTGATCGTCCTCAAAGATGTCCTTCGTGTCCTTTTGGAGGTGTAACTGTTGATACTCGTGGCCCTGAAGATTCTCCCTTCGTAATTGTTGGTGAATCTCCTGGAGCTACAGAGCTTCACCTTGGACGTCCTTTTTCTGGACCATCAGGTCAGATGATTGAGGAAGTTCTAAAGCAAGTAGGCTATACTAAGGAACTTATTGGTGATGCTTACAAAGAACCTTACATCCTCAACGCCATGCAGTGTCTTCCGCGTAATAAGAATGAAGGTGATCGATTGGCTCAAGGAACTATGGCATGTGCTGGTAGGTTACATGAGCAGATTGCAAAGCATCCTCGCACTATGATTCTTGCCCTAGGTGCAGCAGCTCAGTGGAGCATAACTGGAAACTATGGGTTGAAGATTACGCGAGACAGGGGAAAGTTGTGGTCTACACCACTTGCAAAAGTTGGATGTGTAACTACTTTCCATCCTGCCTACCTTATGCGCAACGGCAATATGTATCAGACTTGGAAGAGGGATATCCAATATGCGGTCGACTTCCTTAAAGGCCACGATAACAAAGCTGGTCTCTGGGCTATCCCAATGTGGTCTACCATCGAAACCAGGGACCAGCTTGAAGCTTGTATGGTTCGGTACAGAAGATCAACCATTATTACAGGTGACATCGAGACTGGGGGATCAAACGGAGCAGGTCTTCATTTTCAGAAAGGGTACATCATCAGTTTGGGAGTTACATCAGATGATTCTGGCGGACGCCACGTTGATATCATTCCCGGAAAAGTTATCTGGGAAAACGAAGACCTGATGCAAGAACTTCTAGGCCTACAGCATGTAAAGTGGGTCTGGCAGAATGGAAAGTTTGACGTTAAGTTCTTTAGGTATGAAGGACTTACTAATGCACGTGTTGATGAAGACACGATGCTTATGTCTTATTCTTTGAACGAAAACAAGGGGCACGATCTAGATACGCTAGCTTGGGACTTCCTTGGTGCACCTAACCACAAAGCAGCAGTTGATGATTGGTTCAAAGAGAAGCGCATTGCCAAAGCCAACAAAGATTATGGACTCCTCCCGAAAGATCTTTTATTCAAGTATCAAGCCTATGACGTCTCAAAGACACATTTCCTGTATTATAGACTCAGGGAACTTGTTAATGCAGATGCACATACTAAGAAGTTATATGAACGAATCCTTATACCCGCCTCAGAGTTCCTTACACAGATTGAAATGAAGGGGCTACAGCTCAACCATGATAAGGTAACTGAAAATCTTATCTACCTTGAGGATCAAATTAAAGAACCTATGGAGAAGGTTCAAAGTTATGCTAAACAGTATATGGGACATGAAATTAATTTGAATAGTCCAAAGCAGCTTGGAGAACTTCTCTATCAACGAATGAAACTTGGTACAGTAGGCAGTTCAACAAATGAAGATGCCTTGATTATGATTCAACGACGTCATGATCATCCCATCTGTAACCCACTTATGCGTATTAGACGCATCAACAAAGCAAAGGGGACTTACGTTGCCAAAGCTCACACCTGGCCAGGTCTTGACGGACGATTTCATGTCACGTATAAACTCCACGCTACCACTACGGGGCGCCTCTCATCTAGTGATCCAACAAACGCACAGAATTGGCCCCGTGATCCTCGTATACGGGGTCAGGTTCAAGCGGAAGAGGGGAAAGTCCTTGTGGAATGTGACCTCAACCAAGCCGAGCTTAGGTGTCTGGCAATCATGTCAGGAGACCCTACGCTTCTGGAAATCTACACTAAGAATGAAGTCTCGATCCACCATATCACATCGGTAGCAATGTTTGGGGAGAAATACGATGAAGACCAAAAGATGCGTGCCAAAGCAATTAACTTCGGAATCGTGTACGGCAGGACTGCACCGTCTATTGCAGAAGAGTTCGACATCACTGTTAAAGAAGCCGAAGAATATATCCGCATCTGGTTGGCAAGATACCCAAAGGCTCGAGACTTTATTCAAGAGTCACGAAAGGCTCCATCACATCAACGGACGATGATTACAACCTTTGGGCGAAAGAAGCGATGGGGAATTGTTAGCTATGACAAAGTACACGACTACGAAAATGAAGCGGCTAACTTCCCTCACCAATCCACAGCTCACGACATTACACTCCTTGCAGGAATTGAAACCCAACCTGTCATTAGACAACTTTGGAATGCAGAGTTTGTCAATGAGATCCATGACGCTCTATACTTCGAGATCGCGGATGATCCGAACATCTACGGCCCTGCTATTGCATATGTTCAAAGAGTCATGCGAAGAGTCCCAATCGATTGGGGACTCACAAGGGTACCATTCTTGGCTGAAGCTAAAGTCGGTAGGAGATGGGGATCTGGAAAAGCTGCCAAGGGTGCAGGTTTGCCCAACTATGAAGAGTTCATGTTTGACTTTAGCCCAACAGACGAACATCGCCACATGATGGTCAATAAACTTTATCCGCATTTAACCCAAAATAGGCTTGCAGTCTTACCAAAAGAAAATTGGAGTTAGTTTACTTTTGACTCTTGATTTTTCCCCTGGAGTAGTATATAATAAATTATCAGTGGGAGATCTAAGATGACAGAAAGTGAACTACGCCTCACAGAGGAAGTAGAGATGCAAAAGCAATTGGTAGAGGAGCTAGAAGTTATGCTCCTTACATTTGAAGAGCGTACTCAGCGTTATTGGTATCTGAGTAATGTTTGGCGTGGACATATTAAAGATCATAATTACCGTATGGGTGATATGATTAATGCAGTGAAGATTCTTCAGGAGGCTACGGCTTATAAAGCACCCAAAGTTTTTGGTCTTCTAGCCTTTATGCTTGAAGACATTATTATGGGTAAGAAACCTAAGAAGTCTTTGACCAAGAATGATAGGCGTAATGTAATTAGCTTGGAAGACTATAAGGCCAAGAAGAAGCGTCTGTTAATGATACGTGCAGCAGTAAACAAGCAAGAAGGAAAAGCACAGCATGGTTAAGTCTGTCAATGTTAATAATCTATTTCCTCCACGTAAATGGGATATTATGTATGACTTGCATGTAGATCCTGTGCACAGAACTCTCCCACCTTTGGGTACTCCTTTGCCTTGTGATGTGTACAATGACAAGTATGCATATGATGAAGAAGAAAAAAACTACTTTGAGGGTATGTGTAAACGTGTAGCATCTGCTATTGCACAACCTGAAAAGAATGCTGATGATGTACAGCAATTTACTGACGCTGTCTATTCAGCTATGAAGGTAGGTCTGTGGATGCCTGCAGGACGTATTCTGGCTGGTGCAGGTACTTCTAAACGTGTTACACTCCTGAACTGCTTTGTCAATGCTGACATGGAAGATAGTATGGAGTCTATTACAGGTGCACTCTCCAACATTATGCTTACGATGCAGCAGGGCGGAGGCATTGGAACTGATTTCTCCCCTCTTAGACCCAAAGGAGCACTACTCAGACGAACAGGTTCGCTTGCTTCTGGGCCAGGTCCTTTCATTGATACTTGGGACTCCGCATGCACTACGATACGATCCAGTGGAGACCGACGTGGAGCAATGATGGGTACACTGCATTGTACACATCCTTTCCTGCCTGAGTTCATTGAGGCCAAACATGAAAAAGGTAAGTGGACCAATTTTAATGTCTCGGTTTTGGTCACTGATGCATTCATGGCGTGCGTTGAAGATGACGAAGACTGGTATCTTCATCATCCTGCTCGGCCTGGTTTTGCTCGTCCAAATTATTTGGTCAACCTAGACTTTGAGGATGAAGCAGGCAAGCTACAGTATGTTTATGCTGTACACAAAGCAAGAGACCTCTGGGACCAGATTATTCAGTCAACATATGTTTATGCTGAACCTGGAGTTATATTTATTGATCGGGTTAACAGCAATAATCCGTTAAGCCACATAGAGAACATCAATTGCACTAATCCTTGTGGAGAGCAACCTCTTCCACCACATGGTTGCTGCGATCTGGGTGCAGTAGTTGTTTCCCGTTGTGTGAAGAAACCCTTTACAAAGGAGGCTGAATTTGACTGGGATCTTTTTGATTCTGTTGTACATCTGGGCGTTCGTTTCCTTGATAACGTTATTGGTGTTACCGGTTATCCTCTTCCACAACAAGCCAGCGAGCAGTTTAATAAAAGACGGATTGGTATCGGCATCTCTGGTTTGGCTGATTGCATGCATATGTTGGGTATGCGCTATGGTTCACCTTCTAGCTGTGAGCTAGCAGAGAAGATTATGCAGCGAATGGCTAATGCCGCTTACACTGCATCTGCTTATGTTGCAGGTGAGAAGGGATCTTTCCCTTTGATGTCTACCCAATATTATGGTGGTGAATTCTTTACTAAGCTAGATACCGAAACAAAGGCAGCCATTAAGAAGCATGGTCTGCGTAATGGTGTACTACTGACTATTGCACCTACAGGAACTACAAGTATTGTTTATGGCAATGGCTCTAGTGGACTTGAACCTGTGTTTGCGCATAGCATGACTAGGGGCGTTACACAACCTGATGGTACTCGTAAGCCATATACTGAAGTAGCTTACGGTGCTCGCCTTTGGATGCATATACAAGGTATATCGTCTTCATTCTATGAAGCCACTTTAGATCAGCTGCCTAAGCATATGAATGTATGTGCTGATGTTCGTATTCATGAACACGTACGCATTCAAGAAGTATGTCAGAAATGGGTTGATGCTTCTATCTCCAAGACTATTAATGTTCCGGAGGAAATTAGCTATGAAGAATTTAAAGACGTATACCGACTTGCATATGACTCGAACCTTAAAGGCTGTACCACCTACCGCCCGTCTGAGGTTAGAGGTTCGATCCTTAGCACTTCAGCTGGGGAATCGAAGAGCTCTGAAGTCAAGATGGAAGGTTCGACCAACATCCCTACTTATGCAGTTGCGCGTATTCAACGCCCTGAGCTCATATCGGCTGCCACAGCAAAGATATCCTGGCCAGGTCTCTCTTCGTCCCTCTACCTCACCATTGGCTATATTGATGACAAGCCTTACGAGGTTTTCCTTAATTCGAAAGACCAGAAGGCACTAGAATGGACGATGGCTCTGACAATCTTAATGTCCTTGTCACTTCGAATGGGTGTGCCATTGGATACGCTGTCCGAGGAATTCCAACAGGTGCATGCCCTAGAGGGTGGTTGGGCAGACGCTGGAGATGGATCGGGGAAGCAGAAGTATTGGCCATCATTGATAGCGTTCCTTGGCCACAAGATGAAGCAGATGACCCAGCCCTTCAATGGAAGTACATCCTTAATAAGCCTAGAGGGTAATACTGATGAGTCGAGTAAGCCTCTCACTGGTCTTGGTGGTCTCGCAACTGGCGTTGCTACTGCAGAGACAAAGATTCTGTATAGTGGGTCAAAATTGACACAGTGCAAATCTTGTAAGCAGTATGCAGTGACTAAACTTAATGGCTGTGACACTTGCACAAACTGTGGGGATTCAAAATGTTCCTAGATAAAGAACTCGGCTCTCTACTAGCAGTAGCTCGTAACCCCTTTAAGCTGGTACATATGGAGGATGGTGCTATTCGCCCACCACCCCTCACGATTGCTTTCTGTGGGCCAAAGGGTGCGGGGAAAGACACTGCAGCAAGTTACTTCCATAACGTCTTTGAGAACTCTCCCCACTATAAGAAGCAGATCAACTTTGCTGACCCTCTAAAAGCAAGTTGTATGCTTAAGTATGGGTTGACCTACGAAGAATGTTATACTCCTGAACTGAAGGAAACTAAGCTTGCTCGTTGGCCTTATGTAACACCGCGCTACTTGATGCAGACAGAAGCAGAGACGAGTAGAGTTATCTTCCCAGAGATTTGGGTAGAGGCTTGGAAGATTGCATTACGTCGCGTACCTTGGCAGATTGATCTAATCCTCAACACCGATTTGCGGTACCCCAATGAACTGGAAGCTCTACGTGAGCAACCTAACAACCTTCTCATCTACATTCACAACCCAACTGTAGAGGCTTTACGTCTTCAAGGTATAAAGAATGAAGACCCATTATGGTGTCACCAAAGTGAGAAATATGCTGAACTCTTGGTTGATGAAGCAGACTTGGTCGTCCTAAATGATGGGCACTCCTTAAACAACCTCTTCCACCGACTAGCCTCAGTCACTGGCCTAAAGGATCTCTACTAATGTCACCAAAGTCACCAACGCAACCAACGCAATCAAAGTCGCGCATTAATAATCATGGAACGGATTATGTTAAGGAGTTGGGAGAGTCAAAGACTGACCGAATTCTTGGTCAAATGATTCATGAACAGTTGTCAGCAATTGGTCTTGAGAATCCTACCCTTGAACGCTATGAGCCTGAAGTAGCACATGCACATATCTATTCAGGTATTCATAGTGGTCTAAAGGCTCTGGGCTTTGATATGACAGATCCTTCTATGACTAATACACCCTTTAGATATGCTGACATGTTTGTAGGGGAACTTACGAAGGGACTTAATTATGACTTCTTCCCAAAGTGTACAGCAACACCTGCTTTCGATGATCAAATGGTTCTCGTACGTAATTGTAAAGTCATGTCCCTCTGTGAACACCACCTCCAGACAATTGACGGTTATGCTCACATTGCGTACATACCGAACGGTAAACTCCTCGGTCTATCAAAGTTCGCCCGTGTGGTAGAATTTTTTAGTCGCCGTCCACAGGTACAAGAAAGACTCACAGCACAGATCTACCATGCGCTGAAGTTTATTCTAGGTACTGAAGATGTTGCGGTGGTTATTAATGCAACGCATTATTGCATGAAGGCACGAGGTGCATCTCAAGATAATGCAACTACCCAAACAGATAAAATGGGCGGTGTCTTCTTCTCAAACCCTTCAGCACGAGGAGAAATGTTTGATGCAATCCGCACAGCTTAACTACTATCGTGTTGCTTGGCGTGACATTGATGTTGCAGTATCGAACATATACCAAACACTGGATCGCTTTCGCTGGTCTCCAAAGATTGTAATCGGTATTGCTCGTGGAGGATTGATACCTGCAATCAAGATCTCTCACGGTCTAAATATACCAATGGCTACGATTGCTATGCATACCTATGAAGGTACAGAAGCAAAAGAAACCAAGCTCATGCATCCAACCTCAGGCTTGTTGCTAGATAGAACCGAAGTGGAATATCTAAATAGTCCTGAGGTTCTTTTGGTGGATGACATCTATGATTCTGGACGTACTCTTGAATTCATAGACGTAACCCTAAAGGATTGTAAGAAGGCAACCTTGTTCAGTAAAATGGACTTGCATGATTCTACTCGACATCCCATTTCTAATTGGATCCATCGTGGTATCCAGGTTCGCCCAACCGATTGGGTCATCTTCCCTTGGGAGTAATGTGTTATGACTATTAGACAAAAAGAACTTCTTGTGGCTGCCATCATCCAGCTGGCTGAATATGCATCTACTGCAACTGATGGATTTGCATCACAAGCTTATGCCCAGAGCGCTGCTAACCTTGCACAAGTCTATGCAGTACTGACTAGTAAGGATTGAAGGACCTTCTCGCCTAGCAGGCTAGTTGGTTATGGCTACTACGTAGACATAGTGACCTATAGGTAAAGAAAAGGAGCTCCAGAGGCCATGGAGCTCCTTAACTTATTGGGATCTACCTAAGAGTGACCATATCACTATTTCTTAGGCTTCTCCCAACAACCCTTAGCCACACCAAATCGGTTATGGCCTAATATTTCACGTTCTGTGTCCTCAGACAAAACATCCTGAGGAGAAACCAAGATAGGTTTCCAGCCTGCACATTCCACTTGTTTACCATGAACTTGGACTTGTGCTTCCAGTTGCAGTTTGCTATCTGGACCATTCGGTGCGCAACTGGACATCGAGAGTAGAACCACTAATACTAGTGCCACCATTAGAGCTGCCAGCAGCGTTAGGTTGGCTGCCACTCTGTTGGGTCCTGGTGACAGGTGTGGTGCTTTGCGATTGGTTTGAGGGTGAGGTTGCGGAAAGTGTGTTGACATCATTGTCTACCTTTTGCCTGAGGGTATAAGAGATGACAGATTCATTGAGGCTCTTTGCGTCCTCCGCCTTTTTAATTTCTTTAGCACTGTTAGCTTTGATCCAGGCCAAGCCCAAAGAACTAACAACGCCTGCAATTAAAGGTCCTGCTGTAGCTTTTAATACGCCTACAACAACCATAAGGATAGCGGTTAGTGCTTCCATGGTTGAATTCCTTTTTGCTTCTTCCAGTCACTGAACTTGGTCCATGCAACGTAGATAGCCACGAGGACCAAAACCGTACTCTCAAAGCCAATAACAATCTTTGCCTTGTGTAACGCAGCAATGGCTTGTTCAGCTGATTGAGATGCAGTCTCTGAAGTGTGTGCAAGAATCTTTGCCTCTGGTGTTGTAGCAGCCGTAGGATTAGCTATTTTGACGGCTTTCTCTGCATCACGTGAGGCTTTAACATTGGCTGCCACTTCAGAAGTTGTTTTGACTAGATCAACTATAGGTGCTGCCCCACCTACCCCAACACCTCCAGCTACAACTGCCCCGGCAACACGCTTTGATTGTGATGGTGTAGTAACCCTCAATCGTGCCGAGGCAAGTGCCGTAAGAGTTTGTGGGCCACAGACGCCATCAACAGCAATACCATTTTCTTCCTGGAACTCTTGAAGAGCATCCACATCATCGGAAGAGAAGACACCGTCGACAGCAAGATTGGCGCCATGCAGGTTGAGAAGTTGTTGGACCTTAGTTACTTGAGGACCACTGCTTCCAATTCGCACATAAGCATTCTTGGCTTTGGTGTAGAAGTCTGCAAGGTCAGTATCATAATGATTCTGCCTATAGTTAGGCCCATTATACTTAAAAGCAATGGTTGCCCAATCTTTGGTACGCAGAGAAGGTACAAAGCCTCTTACGTTAAGGAAGCTGGCAAAAGCTTGAAGCTGTGCAGGCTCCCCAGTTACAAAGGCTGTAACCATTTCTTCTACGCCAAGGAAACCACACTCTCTGTAATTATATCCCATGCATTGCCAGAAACCCCAAGAGGTAGAGCTGAGGGCCATCTTCTCATCCAAAGCCATTGCTCTTAGCAACTTCTCATATTGGGCCCAACCACCAGGACCATAAGTGACCTGCGATGCATTGGCACATGAGAGATCAGGATAGTCTTGATCAAATTGTCCACCAGTCAAATGGTGAAAGACATGTGGTTCAAAAAGGATTGAAGGGCGTCCATCAGGAAGGAATGCTTGATCCCTTGTCTCTTTAAAGACTATAGCTTGAAGGACTTCTACCTCCACGCCCAATTGGTTTGCAACTTGCCAAAGTGCATTCGCACTCATCTTAGTTGCTGGTCCATAGAAATCATTGGCTTGCATGTTGGCCTCCTATGCTGCCATGGTTAAGCTAAGGCTAAAGCTAAAAAGCAGGCTTGTGAAAATCTTCTATGCCATTACCTACCATAAGAGATAAGCCAGCACTTTCCATTGCTCTGCGGATTAGTTGAAGTTGTGCCCTAAGGTCTGCAATGCTTGCATCTTTGTCTGCATGCAGCCGTGCATCCTTAAGGCGTTCGTTGTGACATTCTTCACATTGAACTCTGCAGGCCTCAAGCATTTGCCAAGGACCAAAGTTCTTCCAGAAGAATGATAATGCAATACCACCTAACATTACCCCACCAAAAGCAGCTAATGCAATGGGCCCTGCAAAGGTAATCAGCTTTGTAAAGTCCATCATTATCCCCTAAGTAGGCGTGCTAGGTGGTGCAGTAACTAAAGGTACTAGAGATTGAAAGCCCGGATGGACCTTATGCGTGGCAGGATCGATCTCTCCAGTAATCCAAGCCTCACCAATCTGTAGTTGTGCATTGGCTTCTTCGGGTGTGCAAGTAAGTGTGCGAATTACATCACCTGTTTGATTATTGTACACAATAACTGGAGTAGGGACTCGAGTAATGGTTACTGCTTCAACGTTAGGTACTGGTGTTAGTGCTACACCTACTTCAGTTGGTGGTAGTGGTTGATCAGTCTGATCAGTCATATTGGCCTCCTATTGATTGTTAAGTCCTAGTTGTTCTTGTCTTCATCCCGCCGCTTGTCTTCTGTGAACACCAACCATAAAAAGTAGGCAGTGAGAACAATAGTGGCGGCAACCTTAAACTTAAGCTTGTCTTCCATCTTATCCCCTGTTCCTCTGTTCCTCTGTTTATTGGGTGGGAGTCCAAACAACCGACATCGAGATTCCGTTGGTGACCGAAGCTACGACGCCAGCATTATCGTAAATCCACAGAGTGACGGTCACGCTGCCCGATTGGGTGCTTACCACCCCGGCGCCGCTCATATAGAGCAAGTTAGAATAGGTGGTGTCGGGGTAGAAATTGATACCGCCCAAACCACTGTTATATGTACTGGATGACCATGTTCCGGTGAAGATCGCGTGAGCGGCAGAACTTCCGGTTTCAACGAGCGACCAGGTGCCGCCGCCGGATGTGATCCCTGAATAAGGTGTTGAGGCGCTGGGAACCCACCATTGGCCGCTAAAACTCCAAATCCCGTTCGCTGTGAGGCCGGTAAAAGAGCAATGGCAACTACTATTGCCGCTAGTCGTAATGTTTCCAGTACCAGTGGCTGTGGCATACTTTGGAGGGCCTACTGAAGAGACAACTGAGGTAAGCTTACTAGAGTTGGTACTGTCTAAGAAAGTCATACCATTAGTCAAGCCTGCAGTAATAGCAGCAACCATGCCTGCATAAGTAGGCGGCGTTACTGTTGCTAAAGCGCCAGCACCTAATCCTGAAAGACTAACAGAACCACCACCAGCACCAGAAAGGACACCTGAGGAACTAATGGCAATGTTACTGTTTAAGATGGATGAAGGGGCGTTGCTTGCATCAGTCTTGACTGCTCCAATGCCAGAGGCTGTAACTAGTGAGTTGTCAACTACTGTTCCTGAACCACTGCCAATACCATTCAAAGCTCCACTAGAAATTGTAATGGCAGAATTTGCTACTGTGGTGCCACTTCCAGAACCAATACCATTCAAAGCTCCTCCTGAAATGGAGATAGAGGAATTTTGAATGGCTTCAGACCCCGATAGACCAGTCAAGTTACCTGGAGCACCTGATAAGCTGCTATTCCAAATAGCACCGTAAGTAGAATTTGGATCTGCCGGACCTGGTGTATAAGAAGGTACCACCTGATTAGTGGAAGACAAGACTCCAAGGAAAGGAGCAGCTATGATGCCACTAGGTGAAGAAGGTGATCCGGAAATATTGCAGCGCAGTGCCATTACACAACGAACAGCAGTAGCGGGTACAACACCCACAACAGATAAGTAACCTAATGATGTTCTAGATAATGCGGTGTAAGTACCTGAACTATTGTTGTATCCTCCTGTAGAAGAGAAGAAAGCAGTTACTTGACCACCTGCAGCATTATAAAATAATATGTATATAGCAGCACTATTGCAATTGTGGAAGGCTGCAAGTGCAGAGGCTCCCATTATTTGTCCCGGAACACATGGAACAGAATATGGCATAGTTTGCGAAGTGTTCAAAACATCAAAGCAACTACCATTAGTACTTCCAGTCATTGTACGCTGGAAGGCATAAGTATTATCAGCAAGTTGAATACGTGTATCGCTTGTAGTTACTGAACCAGTGCTATCACCACCCCATCCACTAGTCCAACCAACAGGATAGGTTGCAGAATAAGAACTGACTATAGAACTAAGTTCAGAGTTGACTGCAGCATTCTGTCCAACAGGTACAAAAGTGTTGTCGACTGTAATACCTGCAGTTCCAGCTCCAGTAAGAATTCCTGCAGCTATGATAATGGCAGAATTAGCTACCACAGTACCTGAACCAGATCCAATACCCGAAATGGCTCCAGAACTAATGGTAATCAAAGAGTTTGGATCCGAACCAGGTGATGAGTTGGGGCCAGGTGTAAATGCTGGATAAGTTGTTTGACCTGCAGGAATGCCTTGTACCATTGGTTGATACATTGCAGCACCTGCAACCCCCGCACCTGTTGAATTAGTACTAAACCATACTGCAGCAGTAACTGCACTCGTAGGAACTTGTAAGATAGCTTGTCTAAGGGCTAAAGTAGAAGTTGTTGGAACTGAGGAACCAATTGATGCATCTGAAAGAAAACTACCAGAACTATTATAGTATTCAATGTTAAAAGATGCCGTAGCTAAAGGAGTAGTATTAAAGAGTGCAGAGCATGCAATATACTCACCTGCAGTTACAGCAAACCTATAAGCAGTAGCCCCTATAATATTAGCAGATTGTGCTGAAGCTGTTGCAGTAAAGGCACACTGGATTCCTGTAAGGCCAGTACTAGTTTGTTGTGCTATAGAGGGGCTAGGTGCTCCTGATATAGAACCAAACTGCCAACCAGTAGTGCCTTTTTCTGCCTGCGATAATATAACACGATTACCAGTACCTGCAGCTACCAAACTATTAGCAATTACTGTCCCAGAACCAGACCCGATGCCACTAATAGCACCTGCACTGATAGTAATCAGGGAATTAGGATCAGAACCGGGCTTTGATGTAGGTCCAGCGTTAAAGGCAGGAAACACTGTTTGTCCAAGTGAGATCCCTTGCAACATAGGTTGTGCAATATTTAAGGTATAAGAACCAGAAGAGCCTGGAGGTAAAAGTATGCCAACCCAATAGGCTACAACTGAACCAGCTGGGACTAAACCTGAACCTTGAATTTGAGCATTGGATTGTACACCAGTCCAGTTAGTAACAGCACATTGTCCTGTAAAGGCACCTGAAGCATTGAAGCAGTTAAGGTACATAGCTCCATTAGTACTGGCAGTTATAACACCTCCAATATAAACATTCTCACCTCCTGTTACAGGAAAGGTAAGACTAGTTGTACCTAGATATTGACCTGTTGCAGAAACTGTACCTGCAATCTGTAAAGTTGCAAGGTTGTTTATGACTGATTCAGAGAAGCTAGTAATAGCCGCAGAAGATGAACTAGCTCCACTCCAATATGAAGAACCTGATTCAAATTGAGACAATGGTATTCTGTTTCCAGTACCTACAGATCCTGGAACAGTCAGATTGGTGGTGGTAGTTATAGTTGACCAAGAAGACCAAGCACTGCTACGACCAAGGCCATCATTGACTCTGGTTTGAATGTCATAAGAAGTGTTGTTAAGGATGTTAGAACTAATATTCATGGTCGCAGAACCAAGAGCTGCTGGTAAGCTTTGAAGCGACCAAACAGTTGCTGGTGTAGAGGTCAGACGCATTTGGAATTCAAAGTACTGAGCAGGCGCTCCTGCACCAACCGCTGCAGTACAAATAATGATAGGATAAGTAGTTCCAGAACCATTAGTCTGGCTAGAGGCCGTAAGTGTAAGAGTAGGTGTAGCTAGACTGAAGCCACGTGACTGTGCACTAATGCCTAGAGTAGGTGAGATGTATTGGGTGGCAGGATTCCAGGAGTTAATAGTTGAAGAGGTCTGCTTACCAATTATGGATACTTTCATGTCTTCGGTAATGGAGATCTGTGCTACTTGGAATGTGTAACTAGAGAAGCCCCAACGTGTAGAAGTGAAAGTGAACCAATCACCTTGTTCAAGTTGTAAACCCCAAAGAGGCATCACAAATGAAACAGTGCCTTGAAAGCGACTGCGCGAGAGTGCTGCAGATGTAATCCGCTGAACTTGTGTGTCACTATTGACAGCAGGCAAGTCATATTGCAAGTTGAGTCTAAACCCACCATCCTGTGTAATGTAGGTTGAGCTCTTCTGCACTGGATATGCTGCTGCCGTATATCTCTGTGCACTAGGTACATAAGAACCAGTTACAGAGTTATAAAGGTCAGAAAGTCCTGCTTGTGGTTGCCAAGACTTAGCCTCACTCCAAACAACATCAGCATCTGTTATAGACAGTGTAGGAGTGTAAGCAGCACCAGGCAACAGTGTAATATAACCTCCACGATCATACAAAAGACCATCCATTGAATTGACAATGGCTTGAAGATCTTGTTGAACCGTGTTAGCACTTGAAAGCATCAGGCCACATTTATATTGCACTTCAGTGGTGGAGCCTGGAGCAGAGACTAAGGTATCACAAATGTTTGCGGCATTAGTAACAACACCTGCAATAAGGTCACGAGAGTCTGCTTGTGAACCACAAATAGTTACACCATTAATGCTGAAGCCTCTAAGGTATTGAGCTGCAATGACTGCTGAGTTTTGGGAATAGTTATAGGTGCTAGGAGTCCCAAGAACTTGTGAACCTCCATTAGCAACACTGAACCGATCATCATAGCAGGCAGCACCATCGATGAAGAACTGCAGTTGAGGTTCACCATTGGGAAAAGCATCAGTATCATATTGCCATGCAACAACTGCATAAGCCATACCAGTACCTTTGCAAGTAGTATCCCACTCGCTGCTAGGGGCGTGTGCTGTAAGATAAGTATCAGCTACTGCACCAGAGAAGACTCCTTTGTGAATACGAATCCAAGCACGAGCAGCACCCGATTTAGAACGGTATTGATCACAAGCAGTCATGCCAGAATAAATGGCGCCTGCTGTAATAGAAGGAGTTTGTGCACCTGTTGCTACCCAAGCACTACCATTCCAGATTGCCCATGTGTAAGGAACTGAAGAAGTGTTCTGCCAAAGGTCTCCTGAAACAAGTCCAGAAGAAGGTGCAGAACTTTGGCTGTAATAGTGTGCACGATCGTTAGTGCCATAAGTCAGATACTGAATGCCATCAAAGATCTGNAAGACTTCCGTAATAGGATAGTCTGANAAAGCAATAACACGAACAAGGTATTTGTTTGGTGCTGAAGTATCATCAGTCCAGGTGAAAGCATATACTATAGACCCACCCGTTGCAGCACGGCCTACAATTACTTGGCGAGGCTGTGTGGGGTCAAACTTTAGGCTAAGTTCAGTTCCCTGATCAATACCACGAGGTTTACCATTGACTAAGAATGAAATAGCCACCATGGCAGCTACAAGGAGGATATTAAATGCAATGGCACTAGCTTGTGCAGCAGTAAGCGTAGCACCTATAATTGGTGCCAGGTTCATAACTACCCATGCAATGGCTGCAATTACTGGTGCCATGATAGTTAACCCCCTACACTATAACAGTCAATCACATCTTCCATACTACCACGTCCAAGACCTGCTGGCATTATACACCAGAAGAATGGAGGATCAGCAATACCTATGGCTTTCATTATACCGTGTTCAGTATTAGCATTGTTAACTTCTTCAGGTAGATCTGATGCACCAACTTTAACGGTAACTAGATCACCCTGAATAGCAAAATGTGGTAGCTTGGAGTTGAAGATAGATTCCAACAAACCATCTACATCCCTAAAGCCTTTTTGTCGAATGACCTTATAGGCCCCCAACGCTGTGGAGTAGTCAGAAGCTAATTCAGTATGAAGATCCTTACCTGTAAGAATCTTTACATTCTCAGAGGCCAGAGTCAAACAATTGTAGCCACCAGTTGCTTGCTCACTAGGATCCCAACTAAAACGGATGTCACCTCTAAAGGACTTCTCACGTACATCCAACAACCACGTAATCCATTGATGTGACCAGTCCCAAGTACGCCTAAGATGTGCGTGCGTTGGTGACGCCTCTGTCACTTCAATGTCTGGGCTCAAGATTGTGTCGGTCATTAGTTTTGCCCGATGTTGTATTTAGGAATGTTGCTGGCAGTGTAAGATTGTATGCCAAAGAATCCACCACTAACAGTACCAGGAGGATTAGCTTTACCCCAATACAATGTATGTTCATTTGAAATAGTGTCATTGACGAACTTGAAGAAGTTGTCTGAGGAATCAATTTCAAGTTGGTCATGATGTGAACGCGTACGGCCAAGGGTAACTTGGTAGCGCATTGCAAGAGAGTCTAAGACGATCATAAGTTTGCAGGGTGTGGAAGTTCCACCTGCTTCCATTGACAAAATGTCAACCTGAGACTCTTCAACCCGAGCAGAATTAATCTTGCCTGCATAAGTTGGAATAACCAAAGAAAAGGTTGTAGAACCAATAGCAGCCAAACCTAATGCAAGGTCAACACGGCGTTGAGCAAGGTTATTAGAAAGGATTGTCTGGAAGAGACTAGCAGGATCAGAGATCCCTACTTCTGAAAGCCTTGTACCNTCTATGGTAAGNGTTACAGACTCTGCNGCAAAAGGTTGTGACGATTGAATAGTTGCCCCGCCTGCTAAGGCACTCGCGCCAATGTANGTATGAGTGCCATCAGACATATCAGCCCAATCATCACAGAAGTAGTAAGTACCNGCATCCAGATAGATAGTCATAAGCCAACGTGCCATCAGGTTGCCTGATTGCAGAAGAGCTAATGCACCTGTAGTGAATGACCTCGCCATTGGTGTCTAGTGTCCTACTATGTACGGTCAATGAATTGAACAGCTGTAAAGCTGTACACTGGTCCAGTATCCTCAAGCCTGTCACTCTTAACAATAGGACCTATAATCTTCATCTCTGCACCTGCACGTTCAAAGCGTGCAAAGTTAGATCCTGCTGATACAGTAATAGGAGGAGGATATACTGACAGTGTAGCATGTCCAGAACCATCTGCAGTAGCATTGGCTGTAATGCGATGACAATACCACATGTTATTGGGCGTTTGCTTCCAGCAAACGTAATCACCTGCAGTCAACACAGCACCTACTGCAAGACCATATACAGTGACTGTTGAGGCTGAAGGAGATGCAGCATATACATATGTAGAACCTGAGGATGCCTCCCAAGGCTTTACACCATATGCATAAGTCCTATAATTGTAAGGCTTCGGTCTACGAGGATCAAAACCTAAGAAGGTATTGACTGCACCACGCAGACCATCTAGGAAGGCTTGGAAAGCTTGATCCCTAGCAGCCGTAAGAGGAGGCGTTGCATATTTAGCAATCCAAAACGGTGTCATGCGATCTACCGTTTGGATGAAGCCTCCTTGAACAGGAGTGACATTTTGCAAAACAGATGCGTCAAAGGTCTTAACATTAACCGGTAAAGGATTAGGCATTTCAGCTGGAGTGCCCATTAGCTTTCCCTACCTTACTTTTAACGGTTAACGGTTAACGGTTGTAACGGCCACGAACAATGCTATCCTGCACTCGAGCATCTACCATTATAGGCATTTGAGCCTTAAGACGTTGGTCTCTAGAATCAAGGTGCGCTTTAAGATCCCTTAGAGTGACCGAATCTGCATTGCCATTAATGACTATGTTAGACTTTGCATCAATTATAGCAGAACCTTGGCTACCAGTCAACTGACCACTTTGTACTGAGGCTCCATAAGAAGCTGAATACAGATCATTAGTTCCAACATAACCACCAGCCGCATGGTGAGGCATCTTACCACTATTGATGGCATGTAGGAGAGGAAGGAACTTAGCAGTCTGTTGGGCATTAACAATGAACTCACCATTGGAGATCATTGCCATGATAGAGTCACTAGTTCCAGTTCCAGGACCACTTACGCGACCTGTACCACCTCCACCAGCAAACCTTTGCAAGGAACCCATAAGCCCACCAGTAGCAGCAAAAGTCATAAGTGCTGCAGCACCAAGAGTAGCACTACCACCACCTGCACTAGCACCTGCTGCTACACCAGTAGCAACTGTAAGAGCAGTCATTGCTGGTACGAGCAAAGTAGTAATTGCGGTAGTATTCAAATTGGTAGCAGTAGTGTTTAAGGTTTGAGCGGTGATTAGAGTAGCATCTTTACCCATACCCATAACCCCTTGGAAGAGGTTACCTATGGAGAAGCCTCCAACACCCTTACCTTGAACTGCATCACCAATTGCTTGTGCCAGGTTAGCTTTAAGAGGAGCAAACAAGGCTGTATTGGTAGTAGTCACAATAAGGTCATTAAGAACACCTTTAACGGCATCCTTAACCTTCATAGTGCCCAGCAAGATTCCTTGTAGAGCATCAACACCCTTATTGCCAAAGTTTTGCCATTCTCTAACGCGATCTGCAAGGATACCATTCCAAGTCTTAATTGCAGCTGCCGCATCATCAGANTTTTGCTTCATGGCCACAAAAGCATTTATGAAGGTCTGCTCAGGAGTAGTAGCTTGCTGGAAGGCAACTCCTGCATCCTTAATAGACTGAGTCAACTTCAGGATAGATGCCAAACTATCAAGACTCTTATTATCGGTCTGCGGCTTAATGAAGGCAGCACCTTGTTGTGCCCAATCAGCCTGTTGAGTCTGTTGACCATTAAGGCCAATGTTTGATTGTTGCTTTTGAACATCCTTCAAAGCTTGGAGACTGGCCTTCAAAGACTTCATAGCAGATTCAGCTTGTTGTACTTCTATCTTACCATGGTTTATAGAAGCAAAGAAGGCTGTCAAGTCTGCTTGAGCATCCTTAGCAACATCTCCTGTATGAGAGATGTCAAAACCAAGTTCCTTCATAAGTGCTACTACAGCATCCAACCCTTTGTTTTGGGCTGAAGCTGCAAAGGATGTAATACGATCTTGTGCTTCTTTAGAAAGTCCACTGACAGTAGAAAGTGCTTTAGCAAGGTCTGCAACAGAACCTGTATTTAGTTTAGTCAGTTCCTGTTCTGCTTGTTTTGCACCCTCAACCAACCAAGGCTTCTGTTTTGCGCCTTCGTTGTTGATTTCCTTGAGCTGATCCTGATAGCCCTTAAGGTCACCAACGCCCTTGCTAACATCTTCCCAGATCTTATTGTAGGCCTTAGTATTGTCACCTGCAATCTTAATAGAGGCAGACAAGACTGAATATTGGTTAGCTGCACCTGAAATGCCCTTAACCATATCTGACTTGGACATAATGGTCACAAGTTCATTCATATTCTGTGCTGCATCTTTACCACTCTCACCAATGGCTTTAACCTTGGCTTGCGCAGTATTAATGGTGGTAATAAGTTCAGCACTCATAGGAGTACGGAACATACTATCCATTGCTTCCTTGGCAGCTTGTGCGCCTGCAACTAATTGCTCTGCAGCTCCTACACCTGGACTCTTACCAGTGTTGCCTCCAACCTTTGGAGATCCGGGTCCAACAGTATTGTCCTCAGGCTTCTTAAGAATTGCTTCTAAAGCAGTAACTTGACTTTGAATATGAGCTGCAACTTCTTTACGTGCTTGTTGGTCTTTTTGTAGATTACCAATGACTTCTTGCTGGCCTTTAATGGCTTGAGAGTAATCTATTTGATTACCACCTCGATCCATAACTTTACCTGCATCTTGGAAGCGCTTAAGCTTGGCCTGCGCTTCTTCCATAGGAGCAGTATCATTAACAGAAGCCTGTGTAGCAACCAAAGCAGCTTTAGCCTTATCCAGATACAATTGAGTCAACTCCTTAATTTGAGTCTTCTCAGTATTGGACTTAGTAATGAATGCATCAATGCCTGAAGTATCAGCCTGTTGTGCTTGGTTAATCTTAATGGCATTATTCATAAGGTTATAAGCAGCTGTAGCACCAAAGATTATACCAGTAAGTACAACAATGGCAGCAACTACTGCACCAATAGGATTAGCATCAAGAGCAGCATCAAACAAAAGTTGAGCCACAGTACCAGCTTTAATGGCAATAGTTAAAGCTTCATATGCTTTAACAGCCGTATCAATGGCTTTAGCCAACCCTACAAATATAGTTATTAGTCCCTGCGCAATAAGCAACCCAGCCATAGCACCAATAAGACCTGCAAGCA